TTATTGAAACCAAAAACATACTGACTAGCAAGAATATAATCTTTATCTTTCTTTAAATGGTTTATTAAACAAAGTAAATTTAAACTATCGCCAGTTAGATTTTTGAAATCAGATAACGGAAGATCAAGTGCATCAATTTCAACAGAAGTTATTTCTCTGTAAATACCATTATAATACGTCCCAAAAGCTAAACCGTATCTAACTCCAAGCTTACCTTTGATACCAACAGCATTTCCACTTTCGTCCTCTATTAACCTCATGTCGCCAGGATAAACTTCGGAGATTAATAAATCAAGATTTTCATTTGAAGTTATTTCTGATGAAGCTTCTGTTGGGCTATACCTCTCTCCATTGATTGAAATATATTTTTGTAATGCGAAAGGCTGTGCCTGATCGTAACTAAATCCGCTACCGTACTCTGGAACGTCACCAACTTTAACTTCTACAATATTCGCAAATGGAGTTAATATATCTTGTGATGCTTCTTCGTCATGATATTCCCCAGCCATGTAAATTGGAAGACCAGTCGTTGAATCGATGTGAACATGATAATAGCCAATATATTCTTGTCCAACTGTTCTAGTTCCTTCATTTGATTCTGAAACAGTTAGTTGTGCTCCGTTTGTGTAATAAGGCTCCTCAACTTCCTCGTTTTCTTCGTAAGGAATCGTTGGCAAGTCTCCATTAGTCGCGGAGTAAGTCCCATCAACATTTAATGATTCGTTAAGTGTTAGTGTCGAACCTTGACACATTTTTTCAAAAATATAATAATCTAAATCAAGGATGTCTGGCTCAAGATTAATACGTTTTAAATTAACCATAAAGTTCTTGCCCATCTCATTTAATTGCTGGACAACGAAATCTGTTAATATTAGTTTTGCATCTTCTTCTGTGTCCCTAACAGCTTCAAGATTTTTCTTTTGTCTGTAATTTTTAAGGTTAGTTAAGCGGTTAATTTCACCAATCTCAACTGCTTCTTTTCTTTCTTCTTTGTAGGGATACTCGTACTCTTCTTGGAGGTCGTTTAACCTAAAGAGCGCATCTAAAACTTCAGGTGGAGCTTCGATTTTTCCAATATCTACAAGATAAGCATAAGTCTGAACTGACTGCTCTAAGAAAGAATACCAGAATTCATCGTCGCTGAAAAGGTTGAAGATCTCCCACGGAGGGTTTTTAACATCTCTAAATGACTTTTCCATGTTCTCAACAATAAAAGAAGCATAAACAGAGCTAAATATCTGCGGGAACTTTGGAGCAAAACGAGAAAATGTTGGGAGAGTCTTAATCATGCTCGCGCTAATAAAGATGCGTGTTGCTGCCATAATAAGCCCTTGCATACTGGCTTTGGCAGCACGAGTCATAACTCTGTTATACGGAAGCTCAACTATGCAATCTTCGTCGTATTTTAATCGCTCATCTTCTGGGATGTTGGGATAAATTTCGTCTATCATATCTTGAATAGATTCAAAATTAACAACATCTGCAATTTGTGGCTTGCACGCACTTAACTCAGGAAAGAATACATCCACCACACCCATCCAACCTTCAGGCGTTTGTGGCTTGATGTATAGTGGTGGACTAACATAATTTCCACCGTACTTTGCAGGATCAAGATAAAAGATTCTAGTTTTATCTGGCGTTTCAGCAATATCATTTTTGTATTGATCATAGCTGATACCCAAGATCATGTCTCTATTTGAATATCCAGTATCAGCATACGGAACCCATTCACCGTCTTGGTTGATACCATATGCCGTATCTTCTTCTGTTAAGTTCTCAAACTGCGCACCATAATTCCAAGCACTTTGGTCGCTTTCATAATCCGAGATTGTAGTAAAAACAGTTTTTGAGAATTGTTTTATTACTTGCGCACGTAGTTTATTGACATCTGAAATTGTAATAGAATCATCGTTTTTCATTTCCAGCATTTCTTTGAATAAAGTTGATTGAGGCGGGCTTGCTGGCTTGTCGCCGCCGAACTGACCTATAAAACTTGGGTAGTTATCATTTAAATATAACTCCATACTATCGCCATTAGGAGCAATTCTCGTTAAAGTATTATCAACGCCAATAAATTCGTATTTTAAATCTGTGATAATTGAAGGATCTTTCTTCTCGGCTGTTGAAGTTGCTGCATCTGAGCTTATTTCGTCGCCTTCTCCTTCAAATACTGGAGGAATAAAATCACTATTAATTTCGTTTACTTTTGCATTTTGGTTGTTGTAGTCGTAAATTCTAATGCGTACATTATCGCTAAAGATGTTTTCTACAGATCCAGATTCATTTAAAGCTAAATCCCCAAAGAAGCTTTGAAGCTCGAAGCCCCAACTAAAATCTGATTCATCAGTAGCTTTTAATCCTTTTGCATTATCATAATAAGTAAAAGATAAATCAGGTTCAGCTTTTCTTGGTAAATAAGTAAACTGAACTTCTTCTATTTTACCATCAGATTCTATTGGCTGAACATCTACATTATATCCAAGGTCAGGTATACCAAGAAGATCGACACTTCCAAATATACCATCCATGCCAAGTTCCTTCAGTGATAAAGACCATTGCTCTTCTTCTGAAACTTCGTTGTTTATATTTGTTGTGATTGAACTCCCTATGTTATTCATTTCTTCTTGAAGATACGCAGCAACTTTTGTTGGGAAAGCTCCTCTTTGGAAATCAGCAATAAACGGAGTAAGTGCAAGACCAAGGAGCGGATTTGTTAAAAAGATTGCAGCCATTTGAGCATCAGTAGGTGAAAATGTTCCGTACCCATCAACGTAATTTGGTCTTAAAATTGCTCTTCTTGTATGCGCGGTAAGGGGAATGCCCATAGTGTCAGACAACATCATGTTGATTAAACCCCAATTATCTTCACCAGGACCGTTGCCAATCATGTCTTTTGAATAATCAACTTGTAACTGTTCAAAATCTCCACCAATCGCGAACGTTGTTGATTGTGATGCAACTTCGGACTCGTAAGGAATAATGCCGTTATTACAACCAGGATCTGAAACTAACGGCGGCATTTGCTGCTGTAAATAACAAGCAATACCATCAGGCTTTGAAATACAATCCAAAACATTTGCAAAATCACCTAAATCCTCAAGACCTCTTGAGTTATCGCACATTTGAGAGATTTGTTCTGGTGATGCTCTGCCTTCTAATATTGAGAATCTTGTTTCACAAAAGTTTTCCACTAAAGCTGGATCCAAACAGATGCTTGGGTTTGCTGGACTATCATCTAAAATGTTGCCCAAAGATTGACCTAAAGAATCTCTAAAATCGGCTGGCATAAGCTTGCCCATATTGCCAAAAAAACTTCCAATTGCTTGTCTGTTTGGAATCGTAGATCTATAATCTGGATACTCATATTCAATAAGAGAATCAATTATTGAAAGAGTTTCGTCTGTTGCTTGCCCGAGGATTAACTGCGTTAACTCTGCTTGTGTTAGTGATGAACTAACATCTTCAGCAAATTGCAAAGTTTGTTCTGTATTTGCAAGAGCAGCAGAACCAACTCCGAGAGAAGCAACCATATCTATAATTGTATTATCAACGTCTTCGCTTGCTGCATTCTCTCCGCAAATAGACTCTCTAATTAAGTTTACTAAATTTTGTCTTCCAGTTGAAAGCTGGGGGCTGTTCGACAAAATATCCCCTGCTAATTCTAGTCTATTACAAGTTGCGTTTCCAAGTGTTTGGCAAATCTTAACAATTAATTTAATTAAGATCTTCATTATTGTAACTTGAATTGTGCATCGAATAGCTGCGAAAAGGGATGCGGTCAAATCAAATCTAAGAGGCAACCAAACAAATGGATTTTGAAAATTTGGAAATGTTAGATCATCTATGTTCTCACAAAAAGGTAAATCAATTTCTTTAATAAAATCAATTATGCTTGGCTCGAAAAGAGGTGGCACTGGACAATCCACCAAAGCAATAATATTTGAAATTAAACGTGCGCCTGGGAATCGATTTAATTCATCTACTAATTCTAATAAGTTGTTTCCATAGACCTCAAGCATTGCTTGGATATAAGCTTCCAATACGATACTAGAACTCAATTTATTTGCCGCAGATGCCGGATCTAGCTGACTAGCAAGTGTTCTTTTTTCTTGTTGCGTTTGTTGGTTACTGGAATTTGCTCCCGTCGTGTCATTTAAGCTTTCTGAACCAGCATCATTATCTTCCCACGGAGGTAAAGCAGAAATATTTCCAGCAGCTATTGCATCAGAAATTTCTTGATTTGTTGAGCCTTCTTTAAAAATATCGCCACTTTCTAGCTTTTGCTTTACAAGGGCGTCTAGTTCTGCTTGTTTGTCTGGGGGCAAGCCTACAAATAAATCTCCAAAATTGGTTATTGACATTCCACGTAGAGCAGATTCAGTAATTTTAGAAAGTGATTCTTCAAGTGTCAGACCGCTCATCAAACAATTAATAACATCAATTAGCGCATCATAAAGACCACATAATTTAATATCGTCTAACCCAAGCTCCCACAATTGATTAATGTCAAAATCGGTACTACTGCCAGTTGAACCGCCAGCAAAACAAGAAATAAAATTAATTTTGTCTAACGAACTAGATCCTCCAATAAGAATCGTGTCACATAAATTTAAAAATGGTTGTTTGCCTTGTTCAAGCTCGGCGTAAGCTTGCTCTAAAGCCATCGCTTTCATATTTTGTTCAGCTTCGTCAAGATTTCCAACAGCCACAAGGGTTCTAACTTCTAACGAAAAATCTAGGTCGGCTGTAAACCTGTTTTCTCTTTTTGCTTCGCTTACAGACTTACACAGCGATTCGTGGAACTTATAAGCAATAGCATCACCAATACCAAATACATCATCTAAAATATCTTGACCGAGTTGCTTTCCTTCTTCTGCAAGCGCACTTGCAATACAACTTCCGGCAGACAAATTAGCTGTTAAGTTATCGCCACCAGCGGAATAGACTTCTGGAAATGTATGTTTAATAACAAAATCAAGCCAAGGTAAGGGCTCTCTTGCTGTTAAGTCAGTTTCCATCTCTTTCATGCGAGAGAAATAATAAACTGCTGTTTGATCTTTCCACGCTTGCTTGCTGTTTAAATCGTTACACCTTTTCTGTCCCCAAACAATAGGCTTAGAACCACACGCTTCATAAAAAAACTCTATTTTCTTGACAACATACCGACTAAGATTTTGATCAAAAGTAATAGTAAATGTAGCTTCTGTAACTACGTTTCTGCCCTTTAAGAATAGCCCATCTGTGCCTGGGATTGAATAATTGTATTTTGAAAAGAAAGCTCCAAGGTCGTCTATTAAAGACTTCATGCTTGAGTTGCCAAACCCAAAATCACCATAGTTGCCTAAGTTGAAAACACGATCATCGTCTAAAAATCGAAGACTTTCTTCTTGAGTGAACTGATATGCTTTATAATAGCGGTTATAAAGACTAAGACCTTTACGAATTTTAAGTGCTAAAATGGCGATCTCATCACCAGAATAGGTAAATTCAATATCTCCAGCTTCTGTTTCTGATTCTTCTTCTGAATCTGATTCTCCAATAGCGTCCAGAACTTCAATTGGGACAGAGTAAAGTAATTTTAATTTAGAGAATTGTCGTGGATCAAGATAATAATCAGTATACTCAAGATTTTCTTTTATAAAAGAGCGAGTTCCTTCTGTGTCGTTTTTATTGTAAGACAACAAAAGAAACTCAATTGCTTGATCAGAATAAGCATCATAAATATTATTTAAAGCGCTTTGAGCTTCACTATCTGACATTCCATCTGTATAGCCAGTATTTGATTCTGTTGTAGTAATAGTAATTTGGTATTGGCATTCTCGACCATTAAAATACGGCTCGTATTCCGTCAAGTTGTACCAAATAGGAATTATCGCATTTGGATCTGGAGTGCAAGTGGGACATTCTTTAACGTCTTCTATTCTTACTTCTTCTTTACAAGAATCGTTAAACCCATCACCATCAACATCTTGGAATGGTAAAAACTTTGATTCAGCCATATAATTTACCTTTGTGTACAGTAGTTAGTTTGTTTTAACGTTTTTAGATACGATGTAGCGATCAGCGGTAGCTCCAATATATCTATTTTTCCAAAGTGTTGAATTGACTCTTGTTTGGTACAAAGAAGTTAAAACTTTAGATGCATACTGGCTGTTTCCATAAGCAACAGCAGGAGCCTGCCACGGCAAAGGACTAACACCAAGAGGAATATTAACACCTATTTGTATTAATGTCATATTAAATACTGCACTCCAAAGTTCGCCTATAATGTCGTTTAACTCTGAAATACAAAGCTCTGTTCTTTTTCCTAAAGCCACGCCTTGAACTTGGTCAAATGCATCTTTGCTATTGAATTTTAAGCTATAGTTATTGCCTGCGACCAATTCAATTTTTGGAGCTTTTGATTCTAAAACACCACCAAGAGAATTTGTTTCACCTTTAGGTCCAAGTTTGCCACCACGCATTTTGCCAGTAGTAATCTTGACTCCTTCGCGCCCGATAATACGCACACCATCTGCTTTAATGCCAATACCAGAACGCGCTATTAATCCTCGTCCTTCTTTTTTTGTTGGCGAAGATTCTAATCCAAAGATCTGATCAATGTCGCAGAGCCTTGAAATATAAATTCTTGCTGCATCTGCTGAAAAGTTATTATCAATAACAGAACCTTCTTTCGGTCCTTTTCCACCATAAGTCGAAGAATGGCGACCTACAACCAAATCGATTGAAGAAGCTGGAATACCTTTGGCACCATATCCGCTTGTTTTACCGGAAGGAGGAACTTGACCAAATACAATATAAGCACCTTTATTTTCAAGTTGGGAAGCGCCAGCGGGAGTATCGTAAGTAAAAGGAGTGCCGTATAAAGGCGTGTTAAATAATCCAGTTCCAGTAGGTACTGAGTTTATTTGTGCTCCAGAATCAATAATCTCTTGTGCGGTTAGAGTTGGATCTTCTGAATTGCCTTTGACTAAATCTGATAATTTCTTTTTTGCCATTTTTTATCTACCGTCTATGCTCCAGTGCCAGGGTTCTTCCCTATAATTTTTAAAACCATCTGTCTTTTTCTCTAAATCCAGCATGTAGTTGTAAGTTTTTGAATTTTTAGCTGAATCAGTACCTAGAATGCCAGAAAAGTCTATCGCAAGACCAAATAAATGTCGAGAACCATCTTCTGGCGATTTAGTTGGGATAGGAGCAGCAGGAGGTTCAAAATTGCCATCGCCAGAACTTATTGTCAAAAGTTGTTCATAGGTAAAATCGTTTCCTGCTTTTATAGAATTAGTTATTCTTAGTGACATTTGCGTCTCCACGCTTCTAAGTCCACCTCCAGCGTCGAATTTTTCACCAAACCCTTGTGCTTTAACGTTCTCGTAAACTTCTTTTACTTTATCCCAAAAAACGGGGTGTAAAGTTACATTCTTTGTTCCTATCTTGCCTGTCTTACAAAGCACTATGTCATAGCCGCCTATGCCGCCACAATGTCCCTCTGGAGGAAACAATTTTGCTGCGTTAGGGTACTGGCTTGTCCAGTAGTCATAAAGCTTTTGTGTATTTTCTATATTACCTGGATTTTCACCATTCCTAAGTTCTGCTAAAGAAAAAACTGGAGATGTGTCAAAAGCATCTTTTAAACTTTCACAAGGTGCGCCGCCCTCTGGTGATTTTTGGAATATTTCTGATATTCTGGATAATTCTATTGTTTGTAAGTCAAAATCTCCAACATCAGATGCGCGACATTCACCCACGATCTCATCACCAATTTGTAGATTGCCAACGTCAGGGCTGATTTTTGTACTAGCTATTATTCTTGTATGCAAACTACCAAGAACATTTTGTTTGTAAGGATCAGAAGCGACAGAAAGATCACAAATGTCAGGCAAGTAACTTTCATGAGCCATATTGTTTTGTAATATTCTTCCCATAAAAATAAACTTAGTTTCGGCTCTTCCATCTTCTGTCTCCTTCTCCTCGGTATCACCACTTGAAGTTTGAGGTCCAGAAAATCTTGTTGGCTTACTAATCACCCTAATCTTAAAGGAGTTTTCGTTTTTAAACGCATTTGTTCCATCGTCAAGTGTTTTAACAAAAAGAATCTCTGCTAGCTCCCTTAATGAAAGAGACATGATTATGACTCCTGATTACTATCTTGGAGCATATCAAAGATGTCATTTTTATCGTCGTCTGTAAGCTCAAAAGATTGAATTTTTGCTTTTTGACGTAAACCGATAATTTTAACTAACTGCTCGTTTGAACGTTGCATGGTTTCTATATGTTTTGCAGCTACAGGTGAAAGATATTTATTATTTTCTGCATTAACCGCGATTTGGTTTGCGATCTCATTTAAAAACTCACGAGCTATCTTGCGATCATCTCGTATGTTGTCTAATGCTTCGCTAATTAATGAATCAATATCTTTGCTCATATTAAACCATTTTCCCAATCTTCTTTAAATGATGAATACTGCTTTCTAAACTTCTTTAAAGAATTAACTATTTGTTTAGTGTTTAAATCAGTAATCTCGCGAAGATATAAGTAAATAGCTTTCTTGTTAAAAATTTCAATGTCTTCTTTGGACTCAAAGAGAATCAAAATAGCTTTATAAACTTTTAAATCGTTTTCTTTCATGGACTCTGTATTCCAATCTTTTATTTCCTCGTAAAAAGATTGCCAGAACTCTTTCTGTAAACGATTTACTTCATAAGCATTTTGGGTTGATAAATATTGTTCTTCATATTTTTTAGAGATGTTGTCTAAATCAATCTCTCTTGTATTTTTCTTTTTCTGTTGTTTTACCTTATGAATAAACCAGTTTTTTGAAACAACAGAAAAATAAGAAAATGCCTTTGCTTTTTCTGGACTATATTTATCGAGAACTGTAACTAACCATATTTTGCATTCTTCTCGCAAATCATCACAGTTTGGTAAGGTTGTAAATTTGTAAGTAAAAACTATTTTATCAACCATTTCAGAAAAAGCAGGTTGTATAAAGTTTTCATAAAGGTATGTCTTTTCTTTTAAATCATCACTATTGACATACCCTATAATTGCATCTTCATGAACTTGAGTAAAATAATGATTTGGTTCTCTACTCGACCTGCGTTGCCTGTTCTTCATCTATTGTTTCCTTTAACTGCGTTTGCTCTTCTTCGGCAGTTAAAGAATAGATATATTCAAAAGTTGTTAACTGCTCGCTAAAAGACGAGGCATGATCTAATAAAAACTTCAAAGTATTATCGCCATAATACATTTCTAATTCGTAAATTGACTGTACGTGTGCCGCAAACGATTCTACCATGCTTTGTAGATCGCCAAGCTCTTCAGAGATAGATAATAATCTTATAATCGCTGAACGAGCATAAATAAGCATGCCAACATTAAATACAAGAGAAACCAACAAAATCGCTGATAAAATAATTTCAAGTCGGCTCATAAGTTTGTTTCCTTGCTTTCTGTTGCTCTTCTTTTAGAAGCTTTCTGTTATCTTCTATATATTGCTTTGTTAGTTTTCCAACTTGTGCATTTGATTCTATCACTTCTTTTTTCAATGAAGGGGAAGTCAAGCCACGCACAAGTTGTGACTCACAAACATCGCAAATAACAATAGGCGACTCAGAGTACAAATGAAAAACCATTTTCTCTGAATCGCAATCTTGGCATGAGTATTTATATCTCGGCATTAGCTTACTGTGCTGTTTAGATCATCTTCTGAAATCTGCTCACCAGTAATGCGAACTGTTGGAGGGTTCATTACAACTAGCCCCTCTTCTGAAAGGTTTAGCTCAAAGCCCTTTAAAATAGGCACAATATCTAGCTGATGTAGTAGCGACTCTTGCAAAGCCATCATAATAGCACCAAGCGCTTGGTTTGATAATCTCATGTTTTCCATATTAATCTCCTTTTTGAATTCTATAACTATCTGAATCAAAATGTTGAGTTGAAAACTCAAACAATTCAGTGTCTTCTAACGCTATCATTTGGTGTCTAAGCCCACGATATACATGGAAATTGTCGCCCGATCCAAGTATTATTTCCTGTGCTTTTTCAATATCATCTGTGTCTGAAAAAAGAACTTTTATTTTTCCAGATTGGATATAAAAAACTTCATCTTTTAGTTCATGATAATGCCAAGAGCATTTTTTGTCTTTGACAAAATAGAGAAGCTTTCCGCAATACTCTTCGCAGTTAACGATCCATTTTTCAAATCCCCAGCCTTTGGGGACAAATTTAATTTCCAAAGAAGTCTTCATCTTTCATTCCTTTGTCATCAATATAAAAATCACCAGATGGTTTGCCTAAAAACAAACGATGATATTTAACACCCCATTCTTTTAGTTGTGATTTTGTTAAAACCTCAAAAGCCTCATAAGCAAAAGCAATAGAATTTCCGCTTCTGCCCATACCTCTTGCTGTTAAAAAATAAATGGTATGTCCTTGGTCATATAACTTATTTACAGTGTCTATTCTGTCTTGTAGAGGCTCTGCTCTTGAATATTTTCCATTAGTATTGGTGCAAATTGTACCATCTATATCAAAAACATATGTCATTGTAAACCTACCAATATATTTGTTGTTGAGTATCCTTCTATTCTATCAAAAAATTTTACTTCCTGCACATGTCTGGAGCCGATCACTCTTTTATCTTTGTAATCGGAACCTACCACCATTATTTCAGCACGACTTAAAAGAATCTGTGTATCAAGCTCATCATCGTGGTTAAACACTCTTATTTCGTCAATGTACTTAATTGATTCAAGTAACATAACCCTATCTTCTATAGTGTTAAAAGGGCGCGACTCTCCCTTAGCGGCTCTAACTCTCTGGTCAGTATCAATTCCGACCACCAACCAATCACCAAGAGACTTAGCATATTTAAATAATTCTATATGTCCTCGATGTAAAACGTCAAAACAACCGTTTGTCCATATAACTTTCATACTATAGTAACGCCTTTTTTCTGTACCACAATTGTAGCACATGTATTACCGAATTTTATAGATTTATGAATATTTTTAGATTTTACATATTCGGCAACCATAGCAGCAATAAAAGTATCACCAGCACCCGATGTGTCTTTGATTTCTACTTTTGGTACTGGATAAATCATATTATTATACTTTGCCCCATCTGATCCCATTGTTACTATTAGGGTGTTTAATATTTCTTCATCTAATATGTGTTTTGTTTTTTCATATTCATCAAGGTTAATCTTAATATAATTTATGCTTTTACACCACGAGCCTAAAATCTTTTTTGTATCTAAAAATACACAATCATGATTTTCTCCAATAAACTTTATATCTTCTTCCGTAAGAAAACCTTTGTTATAATCAGAAATTAGAATAACCGCATACTGAGAAAAATCTATTTTCTTAATATCACATTTATCATAAGAATTATCATTTTTATCAAGTCTCATAAACATATGATTTGTCTTTTCATCAATAAATCTAGTTTTTGTAATATTTTTAAAATTATTGTTTGTGTGTAGAGTGCATTCAACTTCTAGAGATTGTAGATTTTGATAAACATTATAAGCCATTCCTCCATTTTCAATTTTATACAAAGGATTAAAAACAGGTACGGGGGCTTCAGGACACAACCTTTTACATTCTCCGTACATAAATATATCTAAACAACTCTCTCCTATAACAAGAACTGTCATTATATATCCTTTATAACGTTGCAAATAAATTCTATCTCTTCTTCGGTCAATTCGGGGTAATTAGGCACAAAAAATCCTCTAGAATGAATTGCATCGCTTTGAAAATCAGCGAATTCATTATACAAATCAATCCAAAATGGATGTCTTCCTAAATTTCCAGCACTAAAAATTCTTGTCTCGATACCGTTTTCAACCAAACGACTTACTATTTCTTTTCTATGTTGCGTACTGTTAGCTAAGGCACCAAAAGAAATAGATACCGGGTACTCAACTCCCCAATCTTGAAACTCAACATAGCCTTGAAGCTTTTTAGCATACAGTAAATGATTTCTATTTCTGTTTTTAGATGCCCACTCTGCTTTTTTGATTTGTCTAATTCCCAAAAAAGCCTGCAAGTCTGTTGACCTTAAATTGTATCCGGGTACAAAAAATGTAAAAGGAGAATGAAAATCGTCAATATTCCTTTCTTTCATCATGTCACTATAAGTTTCCTCATCCAGATCTTTAGCCCAACCGTGACTACGCAACATTAAAAGCATATCATAAAGTTTCTTATCATTGACGTTTACCATACCACCTTCAATTGTGGAAAGCTGATGTCCAAAATAAAATGAAAAAGAAGACATATCACCGATAGTACCAACCATTGTGCCATCACTATATCTAGCCCCAAGTGCTGCACAAGCGTCCTCTAGAAGTACAAAACCATATTTTTCTTTCAGTTTCAACAACCTTTCTTTATGATGAGGAACACCCAATACTTGTACAAATATAACAGCATCAGGTCTTTCGGTTTCACAAATTTGCTCCAACTGATCCAGATCAATACCAAAAGTTTTTGGGTCCGCACCACACATAATTGGGTGTAATCCTAGCTGAATAGCTGGTGAAATCGTTGTAACCCATCCAACCGATGGAACAACTATTTTCTTATTTGGTATTAGACCACATTGAACTGCTGTGGCTATCATTAAAAGATTAGCCGAAGACCCAGAATTATTGAATACTGAATATTTTGTACCGATATATTCAGCCCAATCTTTTTCTACCTGTAAAGTCAAATCTCCTTTTGTTAGTCTAGGATAACTTTTTAGCCAATTGCACAGCGCATCGACATCTTCATCATTAATTGTTTCTTTAGCCAACGGATATCTTATTTTCATTTAATCTCCTTTAAAAATTTAGATTTTTTGTCTCGTTCTGATAAAACCGGCAATGCCTTTATTAAAGGCCATTTAATGTCTAATATTGGTTCGTCCCATCTTAGAGAAAATTGGTTTTCTGGAGAAACATAGTTTTCTGACCATTTATAATAGAACAAGCAATCTTCAGTTAAACAGTAGTGTCCATTCAAGAAATTTTTAGGAATAAAAACAGCAAAATTGCTATCTTCGTCCATCTCTATCTCAAATTTTTGTAAATATTGTTCACTTTGTTTATCATAATTTACAATAGCTAAATATATTTTTCCTTTAAGGCAGTATATCAATTTATCATTTATTGAATCTCCGTGCAAGCCCCTTAATACATTTTTTTTTGATTTTGTCAATTTATCAATTTTAAAATCTGGAAATTGGTTTACATCAAATAAATTTGTGATATTTCCTCTATTGTCTGAGAAGTTTTCTAAATATATTTTATACACTCCATTTAATGGAAGCTCTTCTTTTACAAACAACATTTTCATACAATATTGTACTCCACAAATCAGTTCATTTGTTATTATTTTGCATATTATTATATGCTTTTATCATTCGATCTGCAACTATATTTAAATATAGATTTTTGGCTTGTTGCGCGACTAAATCATAATAGTACAAATTTTCAGGGTTTTTCATACCATCCATTTCCATATTGTTATAAGATCCCCCAAATCCTGATGCTCCATCGGTGGGATTCCGACTGAAAAAATCGGGGACTGTTCTCCACAAATCTATCCCGTAAGACTCATACATTAAGATATGCAATAATGTTTTCCAATTATCTCCATTACATTGCCAACCGTAATTTTGTAAAACTTCAATACATCTTACTGAAAAGCATGGCAAACTAACACCTTCATTGTGTTTCCATACTTCCATGATTTGCGGTTCTCTCCAGCGACCTTTATAAAGCTCTACTCTTGGACGGCGGGGACCAACAAAACAATATTCATCTTTTATTGATAAGATATCATCAATAAAACCTTTTTTTATAAATGTGAAATCATCAGCACAAAGTAGAACAAATGTTGATTTTTGGTTTCTTTGTGAAAACAAATAAAAATGATCTAAATGAAAACCATGACGACCTTCGCCTCTTGACCAAACAAAAGTTTTAACACTAAAAGGAAATTTATTAAAATATTCTTGAGGAGGGCGTAAATCATCATCAGAATCATATTTTATCAAAACCTCACAATTTTCCGCATTTCCTCCACATTGCTGTAAACTTGTCAGTAGTTGATCTATATTGCTATCTTTATTACCTTTTACTCTTGAAGTCAATATCAATGTTAACACAAAATACCTCTCAAATTTCTAAATAAAATTTCTTCATATCTTCTAGATTATCAAAAACACTGTTTTTGTCATAGTAGTTGTTATTCAAATTACCAACCAGATTGTATAGAACAATCATATCGTAAACATCATAAGTTGTTTTAGCGTTTCTCCCAGCCCAATCCCACAAAGTAATTTCTCTGCATTCTATTGTTGGTTCCCCCATGTGACCAAGATAAATTGACATATAGTTGTCTGCTACATGGTGTAGGAAATGAGGATGAAATATTTTTTCTCCAAACAACTCATAAGTTTTTCTGTCCATTGTTGGGAATTTCATAATATAATTTCTATTATGTTTTCTTTCGGCTTTGGTTATTGGGTGTATTACACTTGGCGGAACTAATTCGGCTGGTAATTTATAGTAATGCCCGTTATTTTTAACCGTAACTGATAAGCTAGTAACTTTATATATTCTATCATAATATAAAGGAGATTGTAAGAAATTAATAACAGAAAACAAATTTTTTGACGGCAAATAATCATCTACCAAAACACAAAGATAATCTCCATTTGCCTGAGAAGCAAGAAAATTAATTGGGCGTATTGATCCTTCGTTGTCAGTATCTTTAAAATATTTAATATTTTTACTATCAATACCAGAATTGGTAGAAGAAACTAAAATTTCATAATCAAAACCCAAGCTGTCCATACGATTAATAGTTAATATTGTTTTATCTAAATATTTTTCGTGTGACCTGTTGGTTGGTATCAAAAAAGAAATATCTTTTTTACTTTTCATTATAATAATCACCCCACTCAACTAAAATGGTACTTTTTCCATCTGTCCTGTGATATGCTTTATGATATGCTGGAAAAATATCTTCTGGCTCATCTAGTCTTATAACTTCTACTGTTGTCAACATATTTCTAAATGCATCGGTAAAGTCTCCAGTGTGTTGTATTTGCGGATTTAAAGGATTTTCAGACCCAATGCCAACCCGAATAATTGCTTTTGGAGCATATTCTCCGTGTGTATAAATTGAGTATTTGTCCAAATGATTAACCAATTGATTTACTGCTAAAAGAAGAAAATTCCAACGCGGGTATATACTAATCGGAACAGTTCCAGCTATGCTTAAGCCATTTGTGATTCCCATTTGCATTTCTTCATTAACAGGCATTTCCAACAATTTATTTCTTGGAACTTCTTTCAAAGTATTTGTCATTGCCGTTCCTTTATATTCAACCGCTTGACCCAAAAATAAAGTATTATTTTGTTCTCCCAAATAAGACATAGCACGGCTTAATTCATCAAAATATTTTCCCATATTGTTTTCTCCTTAAAATTGAACTCTGATTCCAGCACCAGCATGAGGATATTTGTCTAATTTATATTTATAATAAGTAACATAATCGTCATTAATACCTTCATAAGTTAGCTTTTCCATATTCCATGTTGCTCTTGTGTCGGTGCAAACTGATTTTCCATTATCTTCAATTATAAAGTGTATCGGCAATTTGTGATTACGAGCATATTTTATACACTCATGGGCAGCGCCAGTCTCGGAAGTCATTTCTCCCATAAAACAATATACTTTATTTTTTCCGCCTCGACGTTTAATATCAATGGCTATGCCTAATGAAACAGACAATTGTCCAGTTACAATTCCAGAACAAAGAATTTTGTGTTCTTTAAAACTTAAAGATATCGATCTCCCTTCTAAGATCGCTTCCTTCAATTGTTTTGGTGGAACACCTTTTAAAAGACACTGATAATGGCTTCTCCAAGAACATAAAACCCAATCTTCTTTTCCTATTTTATGTTTTTTAAAAACATCAATTATTTGTTCTTCATTACCATTATATAAATGAACAGGAGCTTTAATCATGGCTGAATTAAAACAATCTGCTATATCATTTTCGAATTCTATCAATTCTTCTTTTGTTAACATTTAATCACCTAATATTTTCCTCTTTAATTTATGTTCGCACATTTTCACAATTCCATCGTGGGTTTCTTGACCGAATTTTTGCTTAATGTAACTTAGGTATTTTGGATTTTGATAATACTCGTTAAAAGCATTATCTCTAAATTTTACTACTTCTGAAGAAGTAATATATTTTGTACTTAAAGGAAGTATATCATAGGAATGCTGTGAATATCCACTATAAGTTTCTGGTAAGGGTAAATTATTTTTGATAGCATCCAAATATAGTCGTGAACCGGGGTATGCCATAGAACAATAAAAATTGGCAAATTCACAATTTAAGTCTTTTGCTAGTTCTAAAGTTTCTCTCATTGTGCTGTGATCATCTTCCGGTAGACCAAAAATAAAATTCCCTATTACATTAATTCCAGAATCTTGTATTTCTTTAACTAAATCAGAAATCTTTACATCTGTAAACTTTCCTTTAACAACATCTTTTCTAACTACACCGTTACCAGACTCGATACCAAGAGCTAACCATTCTATACCAGCTTTCTTTAGAGTGTCTAGGTAAGATTTTTTAACTGTATCAATTCTAGCATATGCCCAAATATTAAAATCATATTTTCTGTCTATTATTAGATTACACAATTTTAAAAAATGATCTTGATTTAAAACAAACATTTCGTCAGCAATTTTGATATTTCTAATCCCCATTTGATGTATCTTATCAAATTCATTTATAGCATATTCTGGATTCCAAAATCTAAATTTGTTTCTTTCATAATTCCAGTTCTCAACATTATTATTTCCAAACGGGGCGTTAATGCAACAAAAACTACATCTAAATGGACAACCCAAACTAGTATAAAGAGAGGCAAAAGGCATTGTTTGATTTTTGTTAGACATCCCATGCCAATTTGAAGTTCTATATTTTTCCATTGGCAACAAATCCCAAGCCATACCCGGAAGTTCTGTTTGCATCTCTTCTTGTGTTATTAATGGGGCAGGTTTAGTAAAACAAATTTTATCTCCATCCCTATACCATAAACCGGGAACCTTACTTAGCTGATAAGGATCCGATAAATTATCAACTTCCATTAATGCTGTTAATGTTCTGGGTCCTTCTCCCTGACAAACAAAATCAGTTTTTTCGTCTTGCATTGTTTTTCTAGAAACAGCAGACGGATAAAGTCCTGTTATTAGTACTTTTCTTTCTGGATTGTTTTGTTTTAATATTTCTAAGCAATTGTGGACACCTAGCATATTCTGAGCCGATGCTGATGGCTGCTGTCCATAGACAACAAACACTACTAACTTTGGATCAAAATCTTCTATTTTTAAATAACTTTCGACTGGACTTAGCTGCTCAGCCTCACAATCTAATATGGCTACATTTTCATATCCTTTCGAGCGGACATGATTTGCCAACAAAGCAGCCCATATTGGTGGCTCTATAGCTGAGTATTTTTTACTCAGACTCTGATAAATTTGTTTTGAAGCATTCGGATGCACAAATAGAATGTCCAATTTATTCATTTTTTTATTCCTTAATAATTCGCATACCACGGTGATTCTATAATAGAATAAGCTTTTATCAATTGTATAATACCATCATCCAAATCATATTTGCAGTCAAATCCTTTATTATAAATCTTCTGACTACTAACTTCATAATCACGAACATCTGGATCAGTATTTATTTCCGCTTTTATAATTTGTAAAGGTATGTGCTCTTGAATTTTTTTAGCTAGCTGTAGCTTATTCATATTTATTCCATCGTGACCCACATTATATGTCTCATTTTTACAATTATCCCAATTATCAATTACAAATTTAAAAGATCTACATGCATCTTGTAAGTGCAAATAATTTCTCATAAATTCACATTCGTATAAAACTAATACGCCTTCTCTCAGTGCCTTAAGAACAAAATTATTTACCAATAGATCTGTTCTCATTCTAGAACCGGGTCCGAATACAGTTGCAAATCTAAAAGTGACATGATTTTCTATTTCTCGATAAGCCTTTTCTGCCTGAACTTTTGTTGTTCCATATAGAGAAACTGGATTAAGAGGAGATTCTTCTGTACACATGGAGCCATCTTTGGAGGTTCCATAACCAGAATTAGTGCAAGGATAAATCACCATTTGATCTTTTGATTTGTTATCGGCAATCCATTGATTTACCTCATAATTTATTTCTCTTGCTCCTCGTTTGTCTTTTTCGCACAACGGGAAGCCGACTAAAGCTGCCAAGGGTATAATAACATCTGCTTGTGCCATATGCTTTCGTAAAAAATTTATATTTCTTACATCCCCTTTTTCAAAATTAAAATTTGAATCAACTGTATATCTTAACAGAGACGTAGCATCATACATAAGATTATCTATACAAGTAACTTGATGACCGTCTCTTAGTAAATGTCCCGTCAATTCGCTACCGATATATCCAGCGCCACCTGTAATCAATATTTTTTTACTCATTAAAACTCCAATCTTCCAATTAAAATGTCTTTAAACATAATCCAATCACACAATTTTGCTTTTATGGGGTGACTAAACGCGGCTGGTTTATTTTTTTCAAAAAAGTAATGCCCAGACCAAGCAAAAGGGTATACTACAAAAGGTGCTAAAAACAACAATAACCAAAGTTTAAGGTATACAACCATAGCAATAAATATTATTGTTGCAATCTGTCCTAGTATGTGTGTTCTTCTGGTCCATCTATTTTGATGTAAGGTTAGATAATATTCATAATATTCACTAAGACTCATATCTTTATTCATTCCAACTAATCTCCCAATCTTTGAATTCTGCTGCCAGACAATCGATTTTATAATCTTTCCTGCCACCTACAATTTCTTGAATTTTATTTTTAGCAGTATTTCGAATTCCATTTAATCCGTGCGTCAACTCTAGATTGTTGCCGTCTTTAATACCTTTACGGTAATTCGACTCGTTATGCCAAATGTGTAAATTCATTTGTGAAAGTACTACGATAGCTCTAATCGTTTTGGCATCAACTACCATATGTCCTTCTGAAGATTGTTTTTCTTCTAAAATCATCTGGATATCATACAAGATATCTGAAATTTCTTGTGCGTATTCATCTTTATGCTCTGAAATAAAGACTTCTTTTAACTGTGCGATACTAAGTCTGTCAACTAGTTCCGACAGTGTTGGGAGATATTTCCTATTTGTCATTTGGGTGTTCCTTTTTTAATAGAATAAACATATTATAGCGCATATTAAACTGCATTTCAATATAATAATCATTATTCTTGTTATCACATTTATTTTGTATTTAAAAATTGTGAAAAATAGTTTTTATAAAGTTCATAGTTTTTTCCAAAAATATGACCATTTTTAAAAAATATCTGCGCTTCTTCTTTACGTTGCTCCAGATTATTTTGCGATTGCGATCTGCCGCCTTCCATATATAAACCAACAACTTGTTCAACTTTAGAGAATATGCAGTTCTCGTTAACAGCACGAAGCCATAAATCCCAATCATCTGAAAAATCTAGATTTACTTCATCAAAAAAACCAACTTTTTCATGAAGTCTTTTCCTCCACATTGGCATTGGCCCCGGTAAACATTTTATCATATTTTCTTTTGAAAATGGTAAAATGGAATGTTCAGATAATTTTGTTGATTTGGTGTTTTCTACTGTTTCGTTTTTTTTGTCCGTAACTAAGCAATCCCCATACACCAACTCTATTTTATCACTGGATGTTAATCTATTATATAGAATTTCTATACCATCAATACTTTTTCTATCATCTATCATAGCCCAAACAACAAAAGGGCAATTACTCTTCATGATTGCTATATTGTGTCCAATTGTGGGCTTAAAATTTTTACTATATTGATAATAATGTATATTATTAAATTTTTTCATGTATTTTTTAACTATTTCTTTTTCTCTGCCGGGTGAAGCAGAATCAACTAGAATTAGTTCACACTGATCGAAAATTGTTTGTTTGGTTATGTTATCTAAATAATCTTCTATGTATTCTTCTGCTTTATGAAATGTTGTTATAATGCTAATCTTTTTATCAGTTTTTGTGATTCTAGGTTTATCTATTTCCTCTAATACTAAATTTAATATATAATCTCTTCTATCGTTCATATAATCTATTAATTTTTCGCCTTTTAGCTTAAACCACGGTTCATGACTAGCACCAACCATTTGATTTAAAATAACACCGACTCCCATCATTCTAGCTTCACACACAATTCTAGATAATGTTTCCGGTGATTTAGGGAAAAAAATCAATTTTTTGTTATTACTAAGTTTATGTAAAAAATTGATATAATTTGAGTCTTCTATTAAATCATATTCTAAATTATTTTTATTACAATAATCAATAGCACCTACTGTGTTTTTATGGGGTATTTGACTTTTCAAAATAGAAACTCTATCTTTTTTTTGGTTTTGAGATAAAGCTTTCAATTTAGTTAATACTTCCAAAGACCACAAATTTCCATTTACGGATAAAACATTGTCTAACTCAAGATTTTTTGTGATTATATTTTTGTGATAATTTGTTTGGCAAAAGACTTTTTTAGCATTTTTGTAAAAGAAATAATTTCTAAAATTATCATTTGAAGCTTTGAAGTCTTTAAAAAATATTGGATTTCTTGTATTTAAATATTTATGATCATGTTCGTATATTATGTATTCGCACTCATAGGTAATTTTTTCTCTAACATCATATGAAAGATTACAAAAATTAGATATTATATAAAAACAATCCAGATTGTTTTGAATTATTTTCTTAGTAACCAAATGAGATTGAAAACATTCAACTTTCCTACCACTATGTCTTAGAAGTTTAATTAATTCATGGTCGTTTAATTCGCCACCACCAACAATGTGGTTTACGAAAAAATCAGCTATATAAATTATTTTTCTATTCATATTCTTTTATAATATCCGATATTTCATTAAACCAATCATTGACATTTTCTTGATTATTATAAAATAAAATAATAAACCTCTCATACATCTTTTCGGCAGAGAAAGTCTCGTGTAGGCGCTTTACATTTTGCTCCAAAGCAATCATTTGTGTACCACGAGTCTCTTCGTTAGTCATTTGTTCATAACAAAGTCTCATTTGTTGCTTTGCAGACTGCTCACGCGGATAAGCCCACATAGAGTCTTTGATCAAAACATTCTCCCAAACAACCTCCTGCTGAATTGGCTGTAAGTCAAATGCGACGTTATAAAAATGTTGCTTACCTTGCTCATCAACCAAAAAATCTAACTGCCCTGACCAGCCTGTAGCGACCACAGGAAGCCCAGAATAGGCTGCTTCAAAGATTGGAAGACCAAAACCCTCACCATGAGGTAAAGCAAGGAAAGCATCTACAGAAGAATCTTTATAAAGCGCATGCATTTCTTTATCGGTCATATCGCCATGAAGAAGATAAACTTTGCATTTGTGTTCTGGAAGGTTTGCTAAAAACGATTTAAGATCTTTAAGAATCTTGTTTCTATCCATTAAGCTATTTTTAACAATGTTGGTCTTAAGAATTAAGCCAACGTCTTCGTTATCTGCGAATTCCTCAACAAACCACTTAAGAGTATTTGGAAGGTTTTTGCGAGGTCCAAACTGAGCAACAGATAGAAAATTAAAGCTGGTGGAAAGATTTAGATTTAAATCTGGAAGGTTTTCAAAAACTTTAACTGGATAATTCACAGCCTCAACTGGAGTTTGAAGTCTGTACTGAAATTCTTGCTGACCGTTGGTTGCAATAGCCACAGTGTCTTCAAAGATATTTTTAGAATGGTTAGAGACAACAATAATTTTATCTACAACCTCATTTCCTTTTTGAAGCCAGACGGGAGCCACTTTAGTTGTTTCAATTCCAGCCGTGTAGCCAATATTGATAGGAGCCAGTTTTTCCCATTCGTTTGGAATCGTAACTTGAACTGACATATCAAAAGTGCCACCGCTTTGAATATAAGCAATGGTCTTTTCAATCGTCATATCGATCCATACTCGCTCTTCATCCATGTCAGTCAGCCAAGACGTGGCACCCCATTGAAGAGGCTGAATGAAAACTTCAAATAAGTCCTCTCTTGAGCGAAGAGAGCGTAGCGCAAATCTTGCTTGCTCTCCATAGCCAGAACGAGTTAGTAGTGGTCCTTTTAGTAAAACCTTTTTTCTCACGCTACCTCCAGTAAGTGCCAAGTTTGATAGTTCTTTCTATTTTCCCAAGAACCATGCTTCTCGATTATTTCATCCATTATCCGTACCCATTCGCTTTCATAGTTATCAAAGTTGTAATTTTCACGAACATGCATCTGACCAGAAATAGACATTTTCTTATAAGCGCGCTCGCTTGTATACATAGCTTCGCTTAAAGCATTGATAAAGTCTTGTTTGGCGATTCTATCCTCGTAAATATAAGGAACGCTTAAAGAACCAATAATAGACTTAGATGCAGGCTCTATGCCGATACCAAACCAATCTTTACCATTTGTAACTTGCTCTTGCAATCCACCAGTCATGTTAACAATAATTGGAGTTCCACAAGACAGCGATTCAAGCGTAGATAACCCAAAGCCTTCTGCATCTGAAATATTAATCGTAAAATCGGCTGCATTATAAATATTCGCAAGGTCTTCTGGTGCTACCTTATTTGTTGAAATAAGAACCTGACCATCATCAAGACCAAGATGCTCAATAATGTGTGGCAGATCTTGACCATGTGGGTCACGAGGATCAGTGTGCATTAGTAACATCGCTTTATCATGACCAACATAATCTAGAAAGCTTTTAAACCACCAGATAAGTGTACCGCTTTGTTTACGACGGGCATTTCTGTTATTCCAAAAGAAAATAGTTTTTTCTTTATTTTTGAACTTTCTACTTGATTCAACAGTTAGTTTGGTTCTTGTATCTTTTACTTGTTGCTTTAGTTCATCAGTTTTATACTTATAAAAAACATTGGAATTTACAGCATGTGGAAGATAACGCGAGCTTACATCTGGTGAAACTTCCTTAACAATGTCATGGGTCACTTTTGAGATGCAAACAACCTCATCGGTTGAGTTATAAAACTCAGCGTTGTAGTGAGGAGCAGGAAAGTTATCCCATACATGATAATAAACCATAGGAACACAAGCCCTAATCTCATTTTCAATTTCCCAAAGCCAAGTATAAAAACGAGGATCAGTCATAAACCAAAGAACATCGGGGCGCTCTTTCTGCAGAATTGACCGAATAATCTCGTGATTACCATAACCATCAACTGGAAAGATTCGCCAATCATCACCATAAGGTTCGACTTTCTGCGGCTGATAGCTCTGATGCTTCATAGCCCCGCCCAAGCAAACGAAAGAATATCGTCCAGTCTTGAGCAGGGCTTCAATCATATATTTTGTTTGCGTACCAACACCAGACGGTGTTAGTGGATGGTCCGATAAGACCAAAATCTTTTTCTTTTGCATTTATACCTCATGGGCACTGCTCCGAGTGCCGAAATACACATTTTTTACAAGACAAGCGATTTTTAATGTATCGCTGACTTTTAATATTATACAATGCCTTTTCTAAAAGTTTAAGGGCATTTTGAGTTTTTCTTGGACCACTAGTGACTCTAAAAAATTCAACTCGATCCTTCTTGGCAGTACGCTTAAGTAGTGCAAAGTGAGTTTCAATCTTTTTAGGGTCAATATTCATTTTAACAGAATAGAAATACTTGTATAGGGTTAGCTGATAAGTTGTGATAGCATCAGACCGCTTTTGAGCGTCCCAGCCCCATGAACAAGTCTTCCAATCAAAGATGTGGTACTTGCCGTCAGGTGTCTTGACAATAGCATCAATATATCCGTTGAACTGATAATCTTCGTGATTATCAATCGGCTCACCAAGCTCTTGCTCAATAGCAACAACCTCGTATTCACCGAAATAATCATCAAGCGCATCTTTAATCTCAGGGATAATCTGATTACCTTGAGTACGCATATCATTTACAAGGTCTTCTCTAATTTCAACATCAGATAGACTTTCAATGTTCTTAGAAAACTCTTGAATAAAATAAGACTCGTCAATATCCTCGTTTAGTAGAATTTTTTCACAAGCGCTGTGGATTGTAGTTCCAAAAGCCGTAAACTCATTACCAGTAAAGCCGTCGATCTTGTCAATACGAGTAAGCTTGTGGTAAAAAGCACAAAAAACCCAATCCTTCAAGCTAGAATAAGAAATATGTGCCATCTTTTCTCCTTTGTCATAATAATATAACCTTTGGAGATCAGATCGTCAAGTTTGATCTTTCATTTTATTTATTTTATCTATCTTAGAGTATAGAATAGGGCAAGTCATTTTCAACCAAACGAGGTCTTCGTTTAAATAATAATAAGTAAATCCTGTTGCAAAATATTCTCTTAATGAAGTAGCAGCATAAGCACTAATAAAAATACCAAGAGCGACCATTGATAATTTATTATAGCCAACTTTGTTTAATAGGTAATCATCAAACTCAGCATCATATTCTGGATCTAAAAAGAAACTTTTTGGTGTTTTGTAACCATGAGCCCAAAGCTCATCATAAAGACGAATTCTTTTTTGCAAGAACTCTTCTTCAAGTTGTTTGTCTCCGTATATTTCATATCCATAAGATTCTTCTAAAGAATGTGACATTTCATGAATTAAATCATCAATAAGATCTGCCTCATTATCTTGTTCATTTGAAATGTAAAGGCAACCATCACTATAGAATGCATTTATTTTTCTTTCTTCAAACTCTTTGAAGTGTCCGATTGCAACCATTTCAACTTCAGAAAATAAATGTGGCGGCAAAACACTTTCTAATTTTGAAATTACTACTTCGGGGTTAACTCCGTTTGAAACAGGATCTTTAACGTAAACGTGTAGACCGTTTGAAGTATAAAAATCGTTCACGCTATTCAGATTCCGCTGATAGGACTCTTTCAAGTAATTGAGCATCTTCTAAACCCTCTTGGTATCCTCTTAAGAAATTTTCTTCGGCTACTGCATAAAGAAATTCTGGAAACTCAGAAGCAATAACCTCGACAATCATATTCACAGAAACTTCTTCAGAATTAAATTTCGTCCCAGCATACTCAACCAAATATTTTTTCAAATCAGAATCAGGCTGGACAACCAGCCCTAAATCTGGGTTTGTATGAACTTCTTCTTCTGTCAATACTTTCTCATTCATTATAACACCTTTGACGCTAATGTAGCAAGGTCAGAACGCTCGCCTTTCTTAAAAGTAACGTGCCCAGCAATCTTATAATTCTTAAACGATTCAACCGCATGAGCTAACCCATTTGATGTTTCGTTTACATAAGCATTGTCAATCTGTTCAACGTCACCAGTTAGAATGATTTTTGCATTCTCACCTATTCTTGTAATTATAGTCTTAATTTCGTGTTTTGTTAAGTTCTGTGCCTCATCAATTACGACAAAAGCATCTGATATACTTCTTCCGCGAATGTAAGTTAGTGCTTCAATTTCGATTTTGCCTTTATCAACATAAATCTGCATTGAAGTACCATCGCCCATAAGAAACTTTAAGTTATCTTGAATAGGCATAAGCCACGGAAGCATCTTTTCTTCCATCGTACCGGGAAGGAAGCCGATATCTTTGCCAAGAGGCTGAACAGGTCTAGAAACAATAAGACGAGAATAATGATTACTGTTTCCTCTTAATCCTATTGTTTGTTGCAGCCCTGCTGCTATCGCACATAAAGTTTTACCTGAGCCTGCTCTACCAACAAGAGAAACCAACCTAACATCAGGATCCATTAGCAAATCAATTGCAAAGGCTTGCTCTTTGTTTCTTGAGTTAATTTTCCAATCAGGTATCTTGTCATGATATATTTTTTTCAAAGGCGTCTGATGGTCCACAAAGCGTGCTATGCATGTTTTCTTTGGGTTCGCGTTAGAGATCAACAAAAGATATTGGTTTGGGTACAGCTTTTGATTAATTTCTTCTTTGTTTATAAATAAATGATTTCCATCGTAAAACTGTTCGATAAAAGCATCATCAACAAGAATCTCAGTAAAACCTTGGTAAAGCTCGTCTGAGGATTTTACAGCTTTTTCAGAATCATAATCTTCTGCAACGATACCTATAGAGTCACAGATAACTCGCATGTTAATGTCACGAGAAACTACAACTACTTTTCTTTTTGGATTTGTATTTTCAATTGCTTTGGCTGTTGCAATGATCTGATGATCTGGAACTGATAAGTTTAAATCAGATGGAAAGTTTGCATGCTCTAAAGCATCATAAGACATTACTTTTAATATGCCTTTGCCTTTATCGAGTCGGACGCCTTTCTGAAGACAACCCTTCGCTCTTAGTTCGTCTAAAAAGCGAATAATCTTTCTTGCGTTAACACCGACTGAATCTTGTCTTTTCTTGTGCTTGTCTATTTCTTCAAGTACTTTTAGAGGCAAAAATAAATCATGATTTTCAAATTTATAAATTGCTTCTGCGTCTGTTAGGCAAACGCTTGTATCTAATAAATAATTCTTCTTTACAGCCATAAAAAACCCCTTATTGGCAAAAGATAAATAGTTCTCAACACTAATAAGGGCAATTAAAAGTCTGAGTGGTAGGACTTGAACCTACAACCCCCGCACCCCAAATGCGGTGCGCTACCAATTGCGCTACACCCAGAAATAAGATAATGGAGATAAAGAGATTCGAACTCTTGACCTTCTGCGTGCAAAGCAGATGCTCTCCCAACTGAGCTATACCCCCATAATCCTTATCCGACTTTTTCAGTTAGATACTGAACATCGGAAGCAACATCGCTTTTAAAGCGCTTGAGTTCGTTTCGAAGAATATTAACTTCATCATTTAAAGCGCTGATTCTACCAAGAGCGTGAACAAGTCTTTTATTCTGCTCTTGAAGTCTGCTCTCAAAATAATTTCTATCGAATACATCTACGGTATCGGGCATCTTCACTCCTTTTTTAAAAATTGAAAACCAAATTTGCTTTATTCTTAATAACATTTTACACCATTCACGTCAAATGTAAAGTTATTTTACCACAAATAATTCTTCCAGATATCATTTATTTGAGAATTACTAACATATCTAAGAGAAGAATATCTTGGTGGTGCTGGAGTTCTTAGCAAATCCATGCCACTTTCTTTTGGCGTTCTATTACTTTTCTTTTGGTTGCATTTTCTGCAAGCAGCAACAAGATTGTTCCAAGAGTTATTGCCACCACGAGATTTAGGCAAAACATGATCTAATGTCAGTTCTTTATCTGGAAATCTGTTTCCGCAGTATTGACAAATATTATCATCTCTACAAAGAATGTGCTTTCTAGTTGGAGATACAATAGCTGTCCTATACTTTACCAATCGATTTAAAACAATAACTGCTGGAAGCTCAAAAGTTTGGCTTGTTGAATTTATTTTTTGTGTGTAATTTTCAATTGCCTTTGCTTTGCCAATAATACAAAGAACTAAAGCCTCTAAAGAATCTATAACTTCGATTGGTCGAAAAGTAGAATCTAATTTTAAAGTTTTCATTATTCTTCTTCGTATTCTTCTTCACGCTCGTCATAACAAGAAAGACAAATTATCTCTCCATCTTCAGTAATTTCATAACCTGAATTATAAATGCAGGTATCGCAGAAATCACAAACTTTAGCAGTCATTTATTTTTTAATCTCCGTAAAAGTCCACATCAAGTGGAGTAGCTGGTAAAGGTTGCCAAATGGCAACAATAACTTGGTTTGGATCTTTACTTTGGGGATAAATAAAGCCTTTAAAGCCATATTCTCTTTCACCTAAAGTTGCCACTCTTTCAAAAACGTTTGTTGGGTAATATCTTGGAGTACCAAACTCTTTTTCTCTTATTTCTTTATATTCATCAACACGTCTGGATAATCCAAGAGGATCTTTCATAACAGGATACAAATCATGTTTATTAACTGTAACAGTGTAAGCAGAGCCTTGAATTCTTCCAATGCCAGTATCTTCTTGCCCAAGACGAGTAAAATAAAACACTCTTGGACGATCCCAAGCTCGATATTCAGCTTGACTATACGTTTTTCTACCAGCAGCAGCAATTTGAGGATCTAAAACTTCAATATCTGGAGTCGAAGAAACATGATAAAGCTGAACTTGGTCAGGAAGATCTAAAGGATAAGCATTATCTAACTTTGCAAGCTGCTCATCATCCATTATTTCTTCAGTTAAATATTTGTTCCAGTTTTCAAAAAGTTTTTTCATTTTAAGTGTTTCCTGTATCTTCTTCTATAAAGAAATTATCTATATCGTACTTATCATATTGTGCTGAAAACTCACTATAAGTCAACCCTAAAAATCTTGCAGCATCTATTTTTGATTTAGAAGTTGAAATAGCAAATTTTAAAAGTGCTTCTTTCACAATATAATCCGATCTTCTCCAAATGTCAAGTCCATATAACCTGTATTTTAAATTAGCACATGCTAGTTCTAACTTTATAGCAATTAGATCTTCTAAAGTTAAATTAGAAATTAACACTAACAGATCATTGCTGATCAAATTATTATATGTTAATTTATTAATTATACTTTTATTCTTTAATTTGCTAATCATTTGCTAATCACTACTGATCAATTCTTTAATAATGTAATTTGATTTCAATAATCTGTCAAGGGACTTTTTTGTAATTTTTAATCTAAACCAAGATCAATCTCATCTTCTGTAGGTTGCTCCAGATCTTGTTTAGCCATATCATAAGCTTGGTTAGAAGGCTCTTCAATACTTGGATCTAATTCTTTTTCAAACTTATCAAAATAAAGCTTTACATTTGTAATCAAGTAATCGTAGAATAATTCTTGATCTTCAGCATTAGATAACAACTCATAAGCATCAATTATGTTTGTTTCGATCTTTTTAAAACACGAATAAGCAATGTTTCTTCCAGTCTCGTCCTGACCTTCAATACCAAATTCTTTTCTTGGATCTTCAGGTTCTTCTTCTTCCGCTTTTTCAGCATCAGAGCGAATATCAATAAACTTGTCAGATTCTGGATTAGCTTCATCGTCTTCAATTTCAATACTAATCTCTTCTTCTAAATCTTCTTCAGAGTTGCCTGCTTTTGTATTCATTTCAACAGGAGTTAAAGTATTAATGATAGCTTGGATAACGTGAGCACGGAAAGACTTACGTTGTTCTGGGTCGGTTGTCATAATTTTGTAATCTGCTTCTAAAACAGGAACAATCTTCTTTAATAGATCTTCCAGAATGTTAATTCCAGTAGACTTATTTGGGGTTGGATTTGTATCAGAAACCTGAGCTTCCAAGATCAATAAATCGCGAATAATAGAACGTAGTTTTTGCTCTTCTATTTCAATTGCTTTTTGTTCTTGCAATCTTTTTCTTTTAGTGACTCTGATCATTTCTCTAATGTCTTGTCTCAGTTGTTTCTCTTCTTTTGTAATCATTTTAAAATGCCTCTTTTAAGGAAAATGTTATAAATTTGTTCGCTTATGCAGCCGCAGTCTTCGTCTCTCTTTCCAACAAATGGTTTAGAATACCCAGCAACTGCTCCAGCACCCATAGCTGAAATCTCTTCAATTGGCTCTGAGGACGCCGGTACAATACCTAGAATGTCCAGAAATTTTTTTGCCATAGCGTCATCTAAAACAAAATCTCGAAGGAGTTCTACAGCCTCTGGGGAGGTCGAAGCTTTACCTAAAAGATAGCGCATATCTGATGCATGAAATAAACTAAAGTCTTTATTTGTAATAATACTTGGCATGGATTCCTTAAAATCAGAACTCATTACTGATTGTATGTATTCTGGGCTATGAACTTCTGGCTGTACTGCTGTTGTTTGTGGATTAAGAAGCATTACGCCTTTTTTCACATATCTATCGGCATCTTTCCAACGCTGAACATCAGTTCCTTTGTTGCTTGCTCCAAGGGTAATAAAGTCGCCTTCTTGCAAATCACCTTCAGGTCCAATATAATTATAAGATGCACCAACGGGAGAAGCTGATGGTGAAACTTGTATTTCCACATTTGAAAGTCCTGAAGTTAGTTCGTCCCACATGTCTATTGCGTTTTGAGCAGTAATAACAGTGCCATCTTCAAGAGCGCGTTGATTTTTTAACGGATTTGAAATTAATATAATAACTTTATCGTTATTTTGTGAATACTGCTCTACCATAGCAAGATGCCCCCTGTGCGGAGGCTTAAAAGAACCAGGAACAATTGCAATCTTAGCCATCTAAAATTTCTCCATCTGATAGATTGTGCTCTAATATGTTTATTTTTGCTTCCAATAAATCATTTTTGGTTTCTAATCTTTTGGCTAATTTTCTAACTTCTTTTAAATATTCTTTTGCTGTTTCAATTTGTTGTTTCTCTCCAAAAGTTTTAGGACGCATTTGTCCAACGAACTCTTGAAGAGAACCAATATAATCAAAAATGTCTTTTTCAACATTTTGATTGTTTAAAAAATCTTTCCAGCTTTTTTCCACCGACATAGCCTTATCTTTTAACGATTGACTTTTTTAAAGCTTCACGAACAGCGCGACGAAGTTTTGCTTCACTAAGACTCGGAGGAGCACCAAATTGGTCTTTTTCTTTGTCACCTTCTTCTGCTTGTTCTGCTGCTTGTTTCATCGGCTCTTCTTTATCACCGTCTTTATCAAGATCAAGATAATCAGGCTTTGCTTCTTCGTTTAAGTTATCAAAATTCATATTAAAGCCCCAGCTTTCAGCTAAAAGGCTGTTAAGTTCTTTGTTTTTCCATTTTTTGTTAGACATATTGTTTGCTCCTTTTTGCAAATGTTCAAAATAAATAGTATGCTTAATGCTGTCTTCCCAATCGCGAAAACATAAATTTCCTTGTTCGTAAGCTTCTCTTTCCATTTCTCTTAAATGTTCATCGTTTTGTGCGTATCCGTCGCCCATCTGACCTACTTGATCAAATTTGCCATTACAATTTTGAGTATGATGAACCAATTCATGAGAAAGTGAACGCATAACATCTTTAGGATGTCTTCCAGTAATGTAAAGAGTCACGCTTTTTTGTTCTGGATCGTAATACGCTGTTTTGCCAAGAGGGTTTTGAGCGTTTGTTTGATCTCTTTTCAAGAATAATCTTGGAGGAGATTCAAATCCCATACGCTCTTTTGCAAATGGCATAAATTGCTTTATCATTGGCTTAAGAACATCAATCATCTAAAAATACCTTTTTTTGTTTATCTGAATACCAAATATATTCTAAATAGTTGTTAAATGGGTCTTTTACATAAGCACCTGTAGTTCCATCACGATGTTCTACAATTTCTGCGTTTTCTGGGAAGTCTTTTTTACTATCTATAAGTATTCCAATATGTGCATATGGATACCATTTTTTATCAATAAGAGCAATATTTGTGTTTTCTACTTTTAATCTTATGTATTTTTGATCTCGAAAAGTTACTTCGCCCTTTAAATGGCTTACATACCATTCTTCCGCGACTTGCAAATCATCAACTAATAAGGCTATGTGATCAATTACTGATTTCATTTTGTTTGCTCTCCGACGCTTTTGAGATTATTCGCAGATTAAAAGTAAATAGTTCTATCTCGCCTCTAACGGGCTCTTTCATCGGAATAACAGTACAAACAGAAACAAGTCTATTAGATTTGATTTTATTGCTAATATTTGTTATTAAACCATAGTTTAATTTCCAACTTTTGTCGATAGGACACCACTTAGACCACTCTACAATATCGCCAATACAAAAATCATCAGAGATTAGCTTGCCGAATGGACTATCGCTTGGTTCCATTAATATTTACCTTTCTTTTAAAATTGATGCTATTAAAGCCAATAAAGTTAAAGCAACAAATTCAAAACCCCAAAGAGCATAACAAATCCAAGTAACAACAAGAAAAATTATAACCCTCCAGAACACACCAAATTCAAATAACATTAGTTGTAGCCCACATAAAATATTTCTTTTCTGTCTATCATGACTACGTTGTTTGAAGAAACATAAACCATAACTCTATTTCTTGAATCTAAAGTTTCGTCTATCATAAAACAAGTAGTGCCTCTCGCAACCTTAATAAAGCTACGAGAAGTTATATCATAACACATTATGTAACCGCTTGAACCTCTTATTATCATTTCTGGAAGAAGTTCTTTATTTTTATCTGGTATTCCAGCTAACTGATTTAAAACTCTTTGAAGTTTTTTTGTTATAACTGTATCTTCTAACTTCATACAATAAATAGAAGCTTAAATTAACTTTCTTTATACTTTTTTAAAGCATCAAGTACAACACGAGCAATCTTGCGACTATCAGCCGCTGAAGGCGAAGTTGAAGAAGTTGGATCGTAAGCTGCCAGCCAGTCCCCCACTTCTGAAAGAGGAACAAGAACCGGAATAATAATACATTCTTCTGAAATGCTACTTCCGTCCGTGTCTTCAGTAGAAATGGTTCCTTCTACAACTTGAGAATAATCTGCGTTCATGTGCATTTTTAAGCTCCTGCTGCAATAGTTGTTGAGACATGGCTCAACTTAAATTTAGTTTGATCGCCTGCGGTGATTGTCACATTGTTCGCCCCAATGCCTAAACCAACCATTAACTGCACGTCTGTAGGGACAGGAAGACCTGTAGTGTAAACGCCAGCAGAGCGAGCGGCGGCTTGGAGGTTCGCGTCGGTGTTGTCGAAAATCATAAATTCACCACCACCAAGCCCGTCGCCACCGCGTATCGTAGTACAAACGCCATAGATCCCGTTATTCGGACCGTTTGAAGATTCTGTGTGTCGTGTAAATACACCATAAAGGGGATTGGTCACTGTCGAAAAACGCCCCATCGTACCGCCAGTCCCACACATCAAGCCGGTGTCCGTTGATGCAGCATCAAGGGCTGCACCGAAAACACCTTTCCATCTGAACGGGCATACGTCAGGGGAGCCCAGGGGAGGTACTTCCATGCGATAGGTCGACACAAGTAGGTCCAATGACGTGACCTGTGTGCCATCAATTTCCAAGTTCTTGTACCAACGTGGTGCTCTAACAGTAGTACCGTAAAACCAGTTATAGTCACCAGAGCCAACAGGCAGTGCGTTCCATGTTAGTGTATGCCAAGCACCAGAAAAAGTAATTGTATTAACAAGACTGTCTGGATCATAAAGCGTCCATGAACCATCTGTTAAATCTATTATTGTTAGGGTCTTATCATATTCAGAACCACCAGCAGCAGGAGTTAGTGTCCAAACGCCATTCGTTAAAGTCCAGTCAGCCATTATCTATCACCTACAATAAGCCAACCTAAAGCACCGCCAGCAATAATGGTAACTGCGCTCCAAGCGCTTTGAATTTTAGCTTCAGTTCCTGAGTCAATTGTTTCAGAACCAGACGGCTGTATAACAATATTATTTGTTGCAGAGTTTCCATCGGCATCTTTAAATACAAAGATTCTTCCTCCACCAGCATCAGCTAAAGAAGGCAAGCTTGCTGTAACATGAGTGCTTGAACCAGAAATTAAATAATAATGATCTGATGTTTGTGCTGTAAAAGAAGCGCTATGCACTATAACTGCTCTACGTAGACCAGCCCGTGTTCTTAAGCCTCCATCAACATCAAGAGTATCCGTTGGATCAACTGTATTAATACCAACTAAATTTGCTGAAGAGGACACAAAAATAGTATCGTCTGCTACAGAAACATCTTGATCGTTTCCAACAAAAAGAAAACCTTTGTCTAGGTTTGGTGTTGCGTTGGTACGACCAGCGCCGCCAACTTTAATTTGCCCAGCAGAAGCATCGACGCGCATAACTTGCCCAATGTTCTGCAATAAATTAAATGAACCAGTTGGAGCTAATTTTGTAAAGCTACCAGATGTTCCACCAGAGCCTGTTTGAACGTAAAGTGTGTCACCAAGGCTATAGCCTGCTGTGTTTACATTTTTTAAACTACCAAGAGTAATGATTTGAACTTCTGCTCCATTATTTGCGTTAGAAGCTGCAACACCAAAAGCTGGCATTTTATTTGGATCATCACATGCAGCAAGAGCAACAGTAGGCGTTTGTCCAGAAGCACCAGTAACAAAAACAACTTGACCTTTTGTTATTGAATCTCCCTCTGCATTTATCGCAGTAAAAGTAACTGCTGCATTTGCATAATGAGAATAAAGAGTTTCAATTCTTAAGTTTTCTTCTCCTATGCTGTAAGCCTCATCAGAGTATGGAGTTAAAACACTTGTTCCTGTTACAAAACTATTGCTGTTGATATTATAAGCCATTTAAATTTGCTCACCTTTATGTATTAATAAACGCAAAGCGCCGTTACCTTTGATTACTCGATGGTAAACATAAGCTGGTATGTTATAAGTAGTGCCTTCTTTTAATAAAACAGGTAGTTCGTTATCCATCTGTAAAAACCAATTGTTTGATTCTAAAACTTTTATTTTTCTATTTTCACGATCTTGGTGCCAAATTAGCTCTTCAGAGTTTGTAGTTTCTTTAAATTCTCGTAAAAATAGTTGATTACCAACTTTTTGTTCTGTAAATGGATAATCAGACATTTTGTTTTCCACTCATGTTAAATGGTCTTTCTAAATCTACAATGTTTATCTCTGCGGGCTCATCAGTTAGTTTAAATTTTCTAAAAATGAAATCTAAATATGTCACAAATCTTGAAATCTCAGTTTCAACTATTTGTTTCATTTCTTGCTCTAACGCCTCTTCGGCTTCTAAGATGGCTATATCGTAATCCTCATTTTCTTCTATATCTTCATCAGAATCAACATCAATCAATTTTTTATAATATTCAAATACTTTTGGTGCTAAAGACTCTCTCATTCTTTGAATGTAATATTGTCTCTGTATAATATAAATTGGCATTAAAATTTCAGAGATAATCTCTCTTTTTATATTTTCTTTATTGTTGATGTAATTTTCAACTGATTTAATTTTTGTATAAAATGCATTCCTAATTTGGCGGAAAAAAGAATCTGAATTTATTTTGTCATTCTGTATTGTATAGATACTTTTCATATCTTCTGTAAATTTTTGCGAGTCTTCTAGAAAATTATTAAAATTGGTGCTTTTAATTGATAAAGTTTCTCCAAATCCAACAAGAATAAAATCTGAATTTTTATACCCGACTAAGACAGAGCCGTCTTTCCTGCCTGTGAAAACTAATCCATGTATTTTTTGTTTTTCACTTGCATTGTTTTCTAAATATGTTGAAAATGCAAGAGCTTGTTCGCTTGTGAATGGCTTATCTGTTCTGTTGAGCAAACTTGTTTCGTTACAAATCATTTCTAACTCTTCGTCTATAAATAAATCATTTTGTTCTAATTGCTGTTTTAAATTATGATTTCTTCCATATACTTTTTTTGCCTCTTTATAATCAAAAATCGCATATTTATTTAAATTTTTAACTTCAAATTTAAAAACAAAATCACCATATTCATATAAGAGATCATTTGAATTTCTAACGGTATAAATACCACGACCATAAAGGTCGCCCTCGCCTGGAATAAACCCTTTTTCTCTTAACGTTTCTATTCTATTTAAAATTTCGTTTTTTTGAAGACTTTCATTTCCTCTAGAGCCTTTACCGAAAGCATGATAAACAATAGCTTTATTTTCAAATGGTATAATCTCTTCAGAGATAAACTGTCGCCAATTTTCAAATAGAAGCTTCATTGTGTCATACCTTACCAGAATCTACCGGGGACATTTGTACCAAAGTCTTTATGAGCCCTGCAAGCCCAATAACCGGGTTTTGTTTTATCTTTTTTCTGATCGCACTTGTGCCTTGCAGCAAAACTTTTACGAGCTTCTGGGTCGTTCCAGTTGCCTTTTAGACCACCTTTTGCGTCACCATAAGTAACTTTCTTGACATTACCTGTTTTTGGATCGCGAACATAAACTTTATATTTCTTTCCTGAACCAGTATTTTTGGTTGGCTTGTTTAGTGGCGGGTCTTTTTTCTTGGACTCTTCTTCTAAAACTTCATCGTACATTGGAAAATCAAGCGGGACTCTTTCACCTTCAAATATCGCCCACTCACCTAAATCGGTATGCTTGAGGGTATGAAGATCAATTAACTGAGGATTAATTTCTTTATTCTCGTACATCTTTCTTGCTTCGTGAATAACACGAAAATAGTTATCAGACCCAATACGATAAATATTTCTTGAAAAAGGAATCTTATTTTCAAGATGGTAGTCTACCATTTCAATAGCTTCGGTTTCTTCTTTAATTATTTGCTTTAATTTAGCTTCTGTTATTTTCATGGTTGGTTTCCTTTGGATACGTTTAAAACTTCCATAAAATGTTCGTATGCTGTGCCGTAGTATTCAGAAGATTGAAACAATCTTCGTAGTACTCGTGGCAGCGACTCACAGAAGGTGAGATCAAGGCTCGTCAGGTTCGTACAGCCCGCCAGACCGTCTACGTTCTCCAGCGACGTGCACCAGTAAGCGTCGAGGGTCGTCAGATTCGTACAGCCCGCCAGACCGTCTACGTTCTGCAGTGACCTACACCGGCTGAGGTCGAGGTCCGTCAGGTTCGTAAGCCCCTGGAGCCCGTCTACGTTCTGAAGCGACTTGCAATTGCTGAGGTCGAGACTCGTCAGGTTCGTAAACCCCTGGAGTGCATCTACGTTCTGAAGCGACTTGTTCCCGGTGAGGAAGAGGCTCGTCAAGTTCGTAAGCCCCTGGAGCCCGTCTACGTTCTGCAGCGACGAGCACCTTTCGAGGTTGAGGTCCGTCAGGTTCGTAAGCCCCTGGAGCCCATTTACGTTCTGCAGCGACGAGCACCATCCGAGGTCGAGGCTCGTCAGGCTCGTGCAGCCCTTTAGCCCGTCTACGTTCTCCAGCGAATAGCAATGGTTGATGTCGAGGCTCGTCAGGCTCGTAAGCCCCTGGAGTCCGTCCACATTACGCAGCGAATTGCAATAGCTGAGGTCTATTTTTGTTGTAACGTTTAGTTCACGTAAGCCTGACAAGAAATTAACATTTTCTTCTTCTATATCTGACTCTGCAAACTGATCAATTACTTCTAGCTTTTTTAAGATTTCGCTATTTCCTGCTGGATCGCTGGCTTTAATTACGTCTTTGTACAGTAAATAAACCTCTACTCCTTGTGCAAACTCCCAAGGATCATTTGAAGATAGAAGTCTTATTATTTTTTGTGCCGGCGTAAGTTCTTCCTCTTCTTCATAATCATAATCATCATCATATTCGTCTTCTTCAATAAGAAGCTTAACAACTTCTTCTTTGATGATCTGATTCAATTTTGATTTAGTTATTTTCATCCTTTTTTACCTGATTTTGATTTCTTGCCCCAATTTCCACGCTCTCCACAAGCTGATGGTGTTGGTCTGCAAGAAGGATATTTAGATCTTTTTTCATCTCCAGACCTACCGCATGGAGAGCACTTCTTTTTGCCTGTCTTTTCGTCCTTTCTGCAAGTGTTGCAATCAACCCAGCCACCTTTCTTTCCAGGTGCTCCTTTACGACCAAACCAATCGCGAAGAGAAGTTTCAGATGATGGCTTCTTAGTTAGTTTTCTTTTTTTTTCATTTAGCTCTTTTTGTATTTCTTCGTCAATAAGAGAACTAAGAAAATCTGCCTGAGAGCCATGCTTTTTAACAGAATCTTCAAGTTGACCAATAATTTCTTTTATTTTCTTAATATCTTGGTCGGACATTTCTTTGCTTTCAAAAACTTTATTTATTTCTTCATCAATTATTTGATCGAGATGCTCAAAATCAATAGATTCTTTTTTGGAATTGCCCCAATTTTTAGCACCTACTTTGCGACATTTAACAAGTGCCCCTGAAGCGTATGCAGATGGCCAAACTTTATAACGAGATTTAACTTTATGATAACAAGCATCTTTCTTTCCTGAAGAATTCTTTTTCTTTTTTCTATCAGCTACCTTGCGAGCACGTTTCTTGCCCTTTTGTTGCTTTTTCTTTTTCTCGTTTATTTCTTCTTCCTCAAGAGTGGCGGTGCCTCCTGCTTTTTTATAAAGTTGAGATGCTTCTTCTTTTGAGATCATGCCAAGTCGAAGCATTTTTTTAATAGCTTCTCTTTGCCTTTGTTTTCTTTCCTCGTTAGAACGAGTAATTTCTTCTTCGTTAATATCACCATATAAATCTTGCATAGTTTTGGTATCCTTGCTTTAAATAGTTAGCAGTCAAAGGACAATACAAAAAAATATTATCCTTTTAAAACTTCCATAAACTGCTCGTATGCTGTGCCACTGCTATCAGATTCAAACCTTTCTTGTAATTCTGGTGGTAGCGATGAGCACTCTATGAGGGAGAGGCTCGTCAGGTTCGTGCAGCCCTCCAGACCGTCTACGTTCTGCAGCGAATTGCAGAAGCCGAGGTTGAGGTACATCAGGTTCGTGCATTCCTTTAGCCCGTCTACGTTCTCCAGCGACTCGCAGAAGCTGAGGTAGAGGTACATCAGGTTCGTGCATTCCTTTAGCCCGTCCACGTTCTGCAGCGACTTGCACCTGTTGAGGTTGAGCCAATTCAAGTTCGTACAGCCCGCCAGCCCGTCTACGTTCTGCAGCAACTCGCATTTGTAGAGGTTGAGGTCCGTCAGGTTCGTGAGTCCTTGGAGCCCGTCTACGTTCTCCAGCGACGTGCACCCGTTGAGTTTGAGGCTCGTCAGGTTCTTGCAAAACCTTAAAAAATCAACGTTTGTGATAAAATCATTTGCAATATTAAGTCTCTCAATCTGATCAAGCATATTTTTAACACGATCAGATTTTTCAGCAAAATAGTTTAAAATCATCCCAAGTTGTTGCGGAACAATTTCTTGCGGAAGATCAAATCCTTGTGTAGTTATTGAATTACTTTTTGAGTCGAAAACGAAATGACTTGCAATTGTATCGATGAGTTGTTGATATTCGAGTTGTGAAAATCCAGGTTGTGGATCTTCAAGGGCGTCAAGAATTGAAAGACCTTGCTGTACATTAGCAGAATCATCTGAAATTAGAAGCTTGATTATTTTTTGTGCGTAAGTAAGTTCTTCTTCTTCGTAATCATAATCATCATAATCATCATATTCGTCTTGTTCAACAAGAAGCTTAACAACTTCTTCTTTGATTATTTGCTTTAGTTTAGTTTTGGTGATTTTCATGGTTGGTTTCCTTTAGATGCATTTAAAGCTTTCATAAACTGTTCGTATGCTGTGCCGCTGCTATCAGTTCCAAAATATTTTTGCAATTTTATTGGCAGCGACTTGCACCCTTCGAGGCTGAGGCTTATCAGATTCGTGCAGTCCTCCAGACCGTCTACGTTCTGCAACGACTCGCACCTGTAGAGGTCGAGTTCCGTCAGGTTCGTGCATTCCTTTAACCCGTCTACGTTCTCCAGCGACTCGCACCCTTCGAGGGTGAGGTGCGTCAGGTTCGTGCATTCCTTTAGCCCGTCTACGTTCTGCAGCGACTTGCACCCTTGGAGGTCGAGGGTCGTCAGACTCGCACAGCCCCCCAGCCCATCTACGTTCTGCAGCTTATCGCACCCGTTGAGATAGAGGGTCGTCAGGTTCGAGCAGCCCTTCAGCGCGTCTACGTTCTCCAGCGACTTACATTCACTGAGGTCGAGCCACGTCAGGTTCGTAAGCCCCTCCAGCCCGTCTACGTTCTCCAGCGAGTTGCAGAAGCCGAGGTCGAGCCTCCACAGGTTCGTAAGCCCCTGGAGTCCGTCCACGTTCTGCAGTGATTTGCACCCTTCGAGGATGATTTTTTCTGTAACGTTTAGAACACTTAAGCCCGACAAGAAATTAACGTTTTGTATGTCTGGCGACCTTGCAAACTGATCAATCACTCTTAATTTTTCTAAGATCTGATTATTTCCTGCTGGATCGCTGGCTTCAATATCGTCTTTGAAAAGTAAATAAACCTCTAATCCTTGTGCAAAAGTGCCAGGATCAGGTGAAGATAGAAGTCTGATTATTTTTTGTGCGTAAGTAAGTTCTTCTTCCTCTTCTTCGTAATCATAATCATCATATTCGTCTTGTTCAATAAGAAGCTTAACTACTTCTTCTTTGATGATTTGCTTTAAAGTTGCTTTAGTGATTTTCATGGTTGGTTTCCTTTGGATGCATTTAAAGCTTTCATAAACTGTTCGTATGCTGTGCCGATGTGCTCAAAAGAATGAAAAGATCTTTGCAGTGCTCGCGGCAGCGACTCGCACCCGTTGAGGAAGAGGCTCGTCAGATTCGTGCAGCCCTTCAGCGCGTCTACGTTCTGCAGCGACGTGCACCCGCTAAGGTCGAGGCTTTTCAGGTTCGTAAGCCCCTGGAGCCCGCCTACGTTCTGCAGCGACTCGCATCTGTTGAGGTAGAGGGACGCCAGATTCGTACAGCCCTCCAGCCCGTCTATGTTCTGTAGCGACGTGCACCAGCTGAGGTCGAGTTCCGTCAGGTTCGTGCATTCTTTTAGCCCGTCTACGTTCTGCAGCGACTCGCACCCGCTGAGGTGGAGCCAATCCAGATTCATAAGCCCCTGGAGCCCGTCTACGTTCTGCAGCGACTTGCACCAGCTGAGGTCGAGTTCCGTCAGGTTCGTGAGCCTTTGGGGCTCGTCTACGTTCTGGAACCCGTCTACGTTCTTCAGCGACTCGCACCCGCTGAGGTCTATTTCTTCTGTGACGTTTAGATCACTTAAGACTGACAAGGAACCAACGTCTGGTATATCTGACCCTGCAAACTGATCAATCACTCTTAGCTTTTCTAAGATTTGGCTATTTTCTGTTTGAGCGTTAGCTTCAATATCGTCTTTGACCAAAGAATAAATCTCTACTCCTTGTGCAAAAGTGTCAGGATCTTTTGAAGATAGAAATCTGATTATTTTTTGTGCCGGCGTAAGTTCTTCTTCTTCGTAATCATAATCATCATAATCATATTCGTCTTGCTCAACAAGAAGCTTAACAACTTCTTCTTTGATTATTTGCTTTAAAGTTGATTTGGTTATTTTCATAATGAGTTCCTTTTAGATGCTTTTAGGGCTTCCATAAACTTCTCGTGTGCTGTGCCACTGCTATCAGTTGCAAAATATTCTTGCAATTCTGGTGGCAGCGACGAACACCAGCTGAGTTCGAGAATCGTGAGCTTTGTAAGCCCCTGGAGTGCATCTACGTTCTGCAGCGACTCGCAACCGGCGAGGTTCAGGGTCGTCAGGTTCGTAAGCCCTTGGAGCCCGTCTACGTTCTGCAGCGACGAGCACATGTTGAGGTAGAGGGTCGTCAGGTTCGTAAGCCCCTGGAGCCCATCCACGTTCTGCAGCGACTTGCACCCTTGGAGGTCGAGGGTCGTCAGGTTCGTAAGCCCCTGGAGCCCATTTATGTTCTGCAGTGACTTGCACCCTCTGAGGTAGAGGGTCGCCAGGTTCATAAGCCCCTGGAGTGAATCTACGTTCTGCAGCGACGTGCACCCGCTGAGGTCGAGGGTCGTCAGGTTCGTGCAGCCCTCCAGCCCGTCTACGTTCTGCAGCGACGTGCACTCGTAGAGGTTGAGGGTCGTCAGGTTCGTGCAGCCCTTCAGCCCATTTACGTTCTGCAGCGACTCGCACCAGCCGAGGTTGAGGCGCGTCAGGTTCGTGCAAAACCTTAAAAAATCAACGTTTGTGATAAAATCATTAAGATAGAACACCAGATTCTCAATCTGAGCAAGCATATCTTTAAAATGATCAGATTTTTCAGCAAAATAGTTTAAAATCATCTCAAGGGTTTCATTTGGGATCTTAAATCTTCGAATAGTTATTCTGCCGCCTGATCTAAAATCGATATAACTTGCAATTGTATCGATGAGTTGTTGATCTTCAAGAGCGTCAAGAATTGTAAGACCTTGTTCTACATTAGCAGAATCATCTGAAGATAGAAGCTTGATTATTTTTTGTGCCGGTGTAAGTTCTTCTTCTTCTTCTTCATAATCATCATCATAATAATCATCATATTCGTCTTGCTCAACAAGAAGCTTAACAACTTCTTCTTTGATTATTTGCTTTAACTTAGTTTTAGTGATTTTCATGGTTGGTTTCCTTTGGATGCGTTCAAAGCTTTCATAAACTTCTCATGCGCTGTGCTACTGTTATCAGATTCAAACAATTTTTGTAATCCTAATGGCAGCGACCTGCACCTGTAGAGGTCGAGGCTTTTCAGGTTCGTGCAGCCCTTCAGCCCGTCTACGTTCTGCAGTGACCTGCAATAGCGGAGGTCGAGGCTCGTCAGGTTCGTGCAGCCCTCCAGACCGTCTACGTTCTGCAGAGACTCGCAGAAGCGGAGGTCGAGGGTCGTCAGGTTCGTGCAGCCCTTCAGCCCGTCTACGTTTTCCAGCGAACTGCAATAGCGGAGGTCGAGGCTCGTCAGGTTCGTGCATTCCTTTAGCCCGTCTACGTTCTCCAGCGACTTGCACTCGTAGAGGGTGAGGGTCGTCAGGTTCGTGCATTCCTTTAACCCGTCTACGTTCTGCAGCGACCTGCACCAGCTGAGGTCGAGGGTCGTCAGATTCGTGCAGCCCTCCAGCACATCTACGTTCTCCAGCGACGTGCACCTGTTGAGGTCGAGTTTCGTCAGGTTCGGTAGGGACTTCAAGACACCGAGCGCCCCAAGAGACTGCAGCGCCGTGAACGTGCCTCCGCCGAGGTAGAGGGTCGTCAGGTTCGTAAGCCCCTGGAGCCCGTCTACGTTCTGCAGCTTCTCACACCAGTAGAGGTCGAGTTCCGTCAGGTTCGTACAGCCCGCCAACCCGTTTACGTTCTCCAGCGAATCGCACTCGTAGAGGCGCAGGATCGCCAGACTCGCACAGCCCTTCAGCCCGTCTATGTTCTGCAGTGACTTGCAAGAGCTAAGGTCTATTTGCTCTGTAATATTTATCTCTTTTAAACCTGACAAGAAGTCCACGTTTTGTATATCTGACAATGCAAACTGATCAATTACTTGTAGCTTTGCTATAATCTCATCATTTTCTGTTGGAGCGTTAACTTCAATTTCGTCTTTGACCAATGAATAAATCTCTACTCCTTGTGCAAAAGTGTCAGGATCATTTGAAGATAGAAATCTTATTATTTTTTGTGCGTAAGTAAGTTCTTCCTCATCATCATAATCATCATAATCATCATATTCGTCTTGTTCAATAAGAAGCTTAACAACTTCTTCTTTGATTATTTGCTTTAACTTAGTTTTAGTGATTTTCATGGTTGGTTTCCTTGCATAATAGCATTTCTTAGATCATTATTTATTGTTTTACACAGATACCTGCCTTTTAATCCAAGTCTTTGCCAATTTTGAAGCCAATAAGACTCTAACTCTTGAGGAATATATCCGCATCTTTCGCTAGCACCAGTTGTAGGATTAATTTCTTTATTTCCGTTTGTTGAATCAAGAATGCGAAGATACATATCATAAATATTTGCTTTTTCTTGTTCGGAAGTATTAGCTTCTATCCAATCATAAAGGCTGTTGAAGTTGAGCAAATCTTCACGCGAAATAGGAGCCCCATAAATTTTTTGAAGCAGCTGTAGAGCCTCTGAAGGGCTGTGAGCGACCTTTTGACCTGTGCTTTTATCAAATACGCCCTCTACGTGGTTAAACGAATAGTTTTTGGCTCCAAACATAGACAAAACAAGCTGTGTTCTATGTAAGCCTTTTAACATTGGTTGTGTTTCAGAGGGAAAATCAGAAAAATAAGAAAAAGTAAGCCAATTTTTGTTTCCAAGCATCCAATCCATTTGAACACCGATATCTTGTTGCTCTCCAGCTTCATTATGTTGAGGAAAAAGAGTGAACATGTTGCCAGGACGCACTTTTTTTAAATCACTAATGATTAAAGTAGAGTTCTCGCCAATATATTTGGCAAGTTCGTATAAAAATGCTCTTAACTCAACTTGTTCTGGCGTTGCTGTTCTTGCACGCTTAACAAATCTTTGATAAGTTGCTTTCCAGTCGTCTGGGTTTAAATTCCAGCTTTGTAGAGCCTCATCAGTAACCTTTTTATCTGGAAAAAGATCAGAAACATCAACAGCAAGGTCAATATCGCCTGATTTTGCTTTTTTGCCGACTGATCCAAGGGGCTCAAAAGTTTGAAATAAACTAGAATGCTGCGGAAACAGCCTTGATAGCTCTTCATAATACTTTTCAAGTGTTGGCTGAATATAACCAAGAGGAATTGGACCTACAGATTGGTCCTGAAAAACATTTCCACCTTCTGTAATCAAAAATCTCCTCCAATTTTCAAATAACTTTTGCATTTCTATAATAATCCTAAAATTAAATCAACCAAAGCTTCTACATCATCTGGATTGGGCTTTATGTTCAATATTTTCTTGTAAATATTCATCATAATCAGCAGAATCTTCAAAAGCTTCTGTTGCCGTCTTGATATTTTCTGGTTTTAAAGCTATTTTCCACTCTTTTCCATCTCTGCGAGCACCATACATAGCAGAACTACCAGGAATTTCTGGATCTGAATAAAAAACAATCCCTGGTGGTATTTGCATATCACTTACAGACACTATTAGTAGATCGTACTCTTGTGGATCGCCAGAAGATATACCCCCTATGATCGCATCAATTTGTCCAGACCGCGAAAATGCTTGACCAAGTGCTTCGTTAAAGTCTTTAAAAAAATAAATACGATATTCTATCTCGCCTTTTTCATTTCGATAGAATTTATCTTTATCTTTAGGCTTATTATAAGATTTTAAAGTGTCAGCACGCACTTTTGTAACGTGATAAATCGGGGATCCGACCATATCTATATTACCAAGCCGTTCTCCAAAATTTGAGAACGGCTCTTCAACGCCTTCTTTTAAGAAAATTCTCCAAGAATCATAAATTTTTTTCATTTTTAAGTCTCTCAAGTTCTTTTTCTAATAAATAGACATTAAAAGTTGTTTGGGAAAGACTTTTATCACTCTTTAATTGTTCTATTGAAGCCCATTTTGAATCGTTATGCTCAACAAAACCAGATTCTGGATTTTTCTTGAATTTTATTTGACCTGACCAATCGCGAGTAAAGTAATAATAACGAATATAATCTTTAAATTCTTCTTTTGAAGCGTATGTTACGTTATTTTGATCGCATTTTAAGTTTGTTTCTTCTTTTAACTCACGAACAACGGCTTCCTCAAAAGAAGAATCGTCTAAATCTACGTGACCTCCTGGCAAATCCCAATAATTTTTCATTATTGGTGCCGTATTAGTTCGTTTTATGATCAAAATCTTGTCATTTTTGTCTAAACAAACCAAGCTAACAACATCATCACGACCTTTTTTCATTTTGATCATGATTTTTATCATTTCAGACAACATTTTATCTGCAAACTCTCATTTTTAAATCTGTCATTTGGCAAAAATCAACCAAAGCGTTGTCTAAATCAAGAACTTGTATTGGTTGAACCCAAATAATGTCCCCAACGACCTGTAAATTTGGTTGCCATTCGACATCGACACCCCAAAGAATACCAACTAAGTCGCCATTATCGTCATAGACGACAGATCCAGACGATCCAAACCAGCCGTAACTATGCATAATTATCTGAATTCCGGTATCCCCCGTCGTTTCATAGCCAGCAACACGACCTCTAAAGGTCATAATTTCGTGAGTTGAGGGAAAACCAGAGTAAGTTATTTCCTCTCCTACGTTCATTTGCTTTTTGCGTGGAGAATATCTAATCGGTTTTGCATTTTGCAAGTCAGCAACAGGATAAACAATAGCGATATCATAAACTGGATCTGCATAAATAAGCACCCCAGGCATAGCTTCATTACCATGAGTGATCAAAAATAGTTTTCCGATCTCATTTCCAGTTACATGCTTTGCTGTTAAAATAAAATTTGAGCCTTTATACCTGATCAGGGAACCAGATCCGTGACCTTGCCCAATACTTAAGACTCTAACCGCAGCATTTCGCACTTGCATTTCAACTTTAGACGAAATTTCTGATACAGGAAAGACCCCTTCAATTAGATTTTCGTCAGAAAATGGCAACTGAAGGGGCTCAGAGTGAGCCTGAGTTCCAAAAAGCAAGCAAAAAGCAAAAAGTAATTTTTTCATTTATTGTTTCTCCCACAATAAATAGATTACAGGGCTCTTATTTGCGTTTCCATCCAAGCATTTGCCTGAGAATGTGTATCAAAAAGAGGGGAAAATCCAGATAGATACCTTAGAGTTGCCCCCTCTACCGCAGCCCATTGCCACTTCCAGCTACTCTCAGAACAAAATACAAGAGCAGAAGACACGGAAGACATTTTAGATGCTTTAATATTCATAGGCGAAGCATGCATTTGAAGAATCTGGTTGCACTTCTTAAGGTAAACAGGGTCTTGCTGCGGTGTATCCTGCTTATTTTCTTTAATTTCTTCTCTTTCTTGCGGAAGATCTGCGCGGATAATGGTATATTTTGAACGACGCTGTTTTGTAGTAAACTCTTGATAAACGTTAAGCTTAAAAAAAGTTTCTGCGTTATTATCATCTTCGATCTCAAAAGAAGTCATTGGTGACTTTGCGCGCTGCCCAGACTTAAAAATCTTGTATACGTTCCATGTACTCATTTTGCACTCCTTCGATTGATTGCCATTTTAATATACCAAGAATGATCGAAGTCTGCAAGTGTTTTTCTTCAATAAATCGATAAAAAGCAAAATTTGTTCGTTTTTCTAAGGGACCATACCAGATAATCTCCCAAAAAACATGATCTTCAAATTTCATGCTTTCTTTATGTTCGCATGACAAAAGAAGACCAATATTACCTCCGATTATATCAATAATAATATCTCCGTTTGACAGCTTTATTTTTTTTGCTTCTTTTTCTAGCGCTTCTCTTTCCAATTTTTTACAATAATAACCATTGATTAGTAGAAATAGAATTGTAATATTTTTCAATGGAAATAAAATCTGTTTGTTCTTGGGCTGGCAGTTTTAAAGGAAGCGGTTGATTATCTCCAACAACAGTAGAAGGAATTAGTTTTTGATATTCTGTTCTTTCGTGGTTGTTGATTAACAATAAGTTGAAAAAGTAAAATAAAATACTCATTGTTATAAATGTTGCTATAAATGTTCTCATTTTCTATTTTCCTGTCTTGGCTAAACTTTGATCCTATCAATAATATATGGATGGTGATAAGATAGATCTTTATATAGTTTTTTCATTACTTTTTTAGTAATGTCACCAATTTCTTCTTTAGTTTCTTTGGAAGATAAAGATTTAGACAACTCATCTTTAAGAATTTTTTCAATTTCTTTTTTAAGAACTTTATCAAGTTCTTTTGCTATTAAATCTTTAATATCAGATTTGTCACTTCTTGTTAGTTCTTCGTTGATTTGTTTATTTTCTGTGGCTAGTCTTTGTAAGCGAGTAATATAATTTTGCTCTTCAATTTCATCAAGCGTCTCTTGAAATGATTCATTTCTTAAACTTTGTTTTATAATTTTTTGCTTTAAGTCGGGTACAGATTCAAATATTTCTCTTCTCATATATTCTTGGACACTGATATAGTTGACAAAATCTGTAACTAAATCTTCTGCGGTTAAATCAAAGTCAAAATCTGTAACCATTTTAAAAATCATGTCAGGTTTTGAATTTAAATATTGATTAGTTATCATTTTAGCCATTACATCTGGAATATAAGCTCTTTCTCTGCCATTGTATTTTATTATCCAATGGCGTGCGTTCTCGTAGTGTTCTTCTTCCAAGGCTTTTTGCATCAGCTTCTCGATGTACATTTGTAAAATATATTCTAACCAAGATTGTATTCTTATACGAGTTAGATCAATCATGAAGTTTTCTAAATTACCACCATGTTTAATAGCGATTATAACCTTGTATAATTCCTCAGCAATAGGATTGCTACTAATGTCTTCTGAAGGGGAATTTAAAAATTCTTGGACTTCGAAAACTGCACCGAGCATGAACTCCGCAGCTTCTATTTCATCTGCTGTGATGTTCCCTGATTCTTCTAAGGGGGCAAAAACGTCGTTAATTGTTTGCTCTAAATGAGATAAGAACGCTTGTGGGTCGCTATTTTGTTTAGCAAATTCAACTAATTGGCTTATTTGATCGTACAAGTTTTCTCCTGATACCGAACTTATACTTGAGCCAGCCTCTTCGTATGATAATTTTATAAATTCTCCTATAATTTGTGGAAGTAGTTCTTCAATACTATTTCCAGTATAAGATTCTTTTATTAACTTTCTATGTTCGTATAATTCGTGGTTGTCGATAAAATATCGCAATTCTGCTTCCATACGAGTAATTCGATCGTTTGTTCTTGCGACTTCTTTCAATTGGGAAACAGTCACCCCTGGTTTAAAAAAGTCTTTTTCTGATAAAAATATAAAAAATTCCTCTATAAAATTAGTTAACTCTTCTTGAGAGGGCTCAGTAATACCTTGCACAATATTGTAAGAAAATTGCGCACCATAATTTGGTGTTCGCATGTATTCTTTTATTAAAATGTGATATTCATCTTTAAATTCAGGTTTTACAATTTCATCATGATCTTCAAGACGCATACAAATAAGAAGAAGTTCCATACTAAAATTGTCCGATAGCTGTGTTATTACAAGATCCTGCTCATCTTTGTCTTTGATTGTATAAAGAAAAACCAAATTTTCAATTGGATGCTCACTATACTGAAGATCCATCACACCTGTTTCTTCAAAGGCGGCTTTTTCGCCCATTCTTAAAGTAAGTTTGATGTTCTCAAGAAAGCGCCGGTTGGAACCTGTAGCTTCTGGGTAATCAAAACGAGTATAAGGTGGGACTCCGAATTCAAAAGACACAACTGTATGTAACTCGTCTGACAAAGCTTCTTCCGCAAAGAATGCAACATCATATTTCAGGGTTTTAGAAAGAAAAGCGGGAATACGCCTGAATAGCTCTCTAACTATTGCTCGAATTTCTGCGGTAGTTTCTGGTATGTCTTTTAATAATTCTTGTTGGTATAAATGTTGTAGATTTCTTTTTATTTCTTCTACAATTTCAGGTTTTACAATTTCAGGTTTAGGCATAAATTTATCCCTTTTTACAGTAGATAGTATCTTATCTTTTTGAAAGAGCTTTTTTTAGTCTTTCATTAATAACATTACGATGGTGCCAACGTGATTTTTTGGTTATGTTTTTCTTTAAGATTTTAGATACTCTTTCGTTCATTTCTTTGATAAGATCTGCGTGTTCAACCTCATCTAATTCTTCAGTTTCTTCAGTTTCTTCAGAATTATCAGGTTCAAATGGATATTCTGAGTCAAAGAAAGGAATAACAAATTTACGAGACAACCTTTGAACCGGAGGTCCAGCGCTGGGACCACCTTTTGGATAAGCCATAGTATACATTCTGGAACCCCCAGGCTCTTGTGAATAATAATCAGATCTAAAATCAGCTTTATCGCCAGTTAAAACAACATCTCTTCTCTGTATTGTTTCGCCGGTATCACAAAGAATATATTCGTATATCATTTTACCGTCTTGCATAGAACCCCAAATAACAGCTTCTTGTCCGAATTCTTTGCCAAATTGTAAAATCTCATCACGAGCAACATTTGGAATAATAAAAGATCTTTCTTCATTTCCAAATTTACCACGGATTCGCCTGTAGCCAATCTTCATACTTTTTAGCTTGTCTTCAAACTGCCTTAGAAGTGCGTCGTTCTCTTGTTTTGATAATTCTTCGGCATTTGGGTTTTCTGAGGTCATGATACCGACAGATTGTATGGTTGGTCTTTGCCCTGTTATAATTCTAATAATGTCTCTAAATTGAGATTCTTCATTTAATAAAAACTTTTTCCATTCTGTTATTATTTTTTTCACATCATGCTCCTTTTAAAATAATATAACTTTATTATATCGCTGTGTCAATAAAATTTACTTTTCTATAAGTTCTTGAATTGAGCCTTAGTTTCCTTTGGATGCGTTTAAAGCTTTCATAAACTGTTCGTGTGCTGTGTCGTATTCATCAGATTTAAACAAATCTTGTAATCCTAATGGCAGTGACGCGCACCTGCGGAGGTCGAGGGTCGTCAGGTTCGTGCATTCCTTCAGTACGTCTACGTTCTGCAGCGACTTGCACCAGTTGAGCTTGAGCGTCTCCAGGTTTGTGCATTCCTTTAACCCGTCTACGTTCTGCAGCGACTCGCACCAGTAGAGGTAGAGGTACGTCAGGTTCGTACAGCCCTCCAACCCGTCTACGTTCTGCAGCGAATCGCACTCCCAGAGGTTGAGGGTCGTCAGGTTCGTACAGCCCTTCAGTCCGTCTACGTTCTGCAGCGACTCGCACCCCCAGAGTTCGAGGCTCGTCAGGTTCGTGCAAAACTTTAAAAAATCAACGTTTGTCATAAATTTATCTTTAATATTAAGACTCTCAATCTTAGCAAGCATATATTGAACACGAGAAGATTTTTCAGCAAAATAGTTTAAAATCATCCAAAATGTTACATTTGAGACTTCAAAACCTTGAATAGTTATTAAACTACTTTTTGAGTCGAAAGTGAAATGACTTGCAATTGTATTGATGAGTTGTTGATATTCGAGTTTGAGCCGTTGATATTCGAGTTGTGAAACTCCAGGTTGTGGATTTTCAAGGGCGTCAAGAATTCCAAGACCTAGATTTACATATTCAGGATCAGGTGAAGATAGAAATCTGATTATTTTTTGTGCTTCAGTAAGTTCTTCTTCTTCTTCTTCTTCTTCTTCTTCATCATAATCATCATATTCGTCTTGTTCAATAAGAAGCTTAACAACTTCTTCTTTTATGATTTGCTTTAGTTTAGTTTTAGTTATTTTCATGGTTGGCT